GATCGTCAATTTCAATTCCGCGAGTCCAGCGACCGTGCGCCACACAGATCCAATCGCCAGGTACAACATCAGTTTGATCTGGCCCCACTGCATATACCTGTGCCCAACGTGGACGTATGCCTGCGCTGGTACCGTTGTCATTCAACAGCACAATGCCAGTGGTTGTTGTGCGCATGTCAAACGACATGTTAGCAACAATTACAGAATTACGTAACGGTTGGAGACTGTCGGCTGACAGTTCGTAGGGTGCAAATGCTGCTTTGTTCATTGATTCCTCTTAGATTTTGTTGACGCCAGGCTTGTTTTGCGCCAGCTGACGTGGTGTTTTAAGTAGTTCTTGTTTGACTGTCTGTGCTTTGGCAATGGCCGCTGCCAGGCCACCGCGTGGTATAGATTTTATTGTGTCTTGTGGCAGTTCTGGGATAGCTGCTTCTAGTTCTGTCAGTTCCTCCAAGGACTCAATTTCTGGAACATCTGTATTGACTGCGTCTGCGGACTCAATTTCCGTAACTGTCGGTTCCACTGGCGCAGTGTCCGGTATCTTGTCAAAGTTTGAAACAAGCCTTTCATCATTATTGTAGGCTTCCAGCACAGAATCATTTACATTTTTTTCTTTGGCTACAGTAGGTACTGTGGCCTTGGCAACTTTGGCTTTGGATATTTTTTGTTGTGCCTGTTGTTTTTTAGCAGCTCGTGTGCTGACAGTGGGCATAACAACAGCAGTGTTTGTGGACACCTGTTGCCGATAGTGTTTTTGCACTTGTTTGTTGCGTGTTTCGACTACTCGATTGGTACTGTCAAGTATGTCGCCGCGAGCATTCACACCCATATTCCCGACTGCTCGAGTATTTTCGTTTTCCAACATCAACGCACCAAGATCTACCACACGGCCCATGGCCGATTTGTATATTTTAACTGACATAGTTATTCCTTTGAAATATGCATATATTTAACGTAAAAATTCTTCTACGTCTAAATTATAGTACAGGCTGTCAATTTGGTGAACTTTTAGTTTAAAGAGCACATAGCTGGCCACACTTGATCCTCGCCCAACTCCCCAAATTATTTTATTCTCTGTCATGACATCTACCAAATAAACCATAAAACGCAATAGATCAAACAATCCGCGCTCTTGATACAACAACAATTCTTTACCGCATCTCTGTAATTCCTGTTCCGTAGCGCATAGTCCCAATACGTGTGCTGCAATGTCCATGGTTAGATACTGCTCTGGCATGTGCCATTGGGCTTGATTTTGTGCGTGAAACTGGTCCGGTGTGATTTCTCTCACTTGATTGCTGCGCCAATCGGGTGCTGGATCCAACACAGTAAACAGATGACTCAATTCAACAGAGTCATCCACAATCATGCCTGCTAGGTCGCCCGGTGTGTGACCTTTCATTACAAGGTCACACACATCATCCTGCGAAAAGATCAATTCATCAAACTGGTTGCGTATCATCTTTGCCAAAATTAACAAACACAATGGTATTGCCGGTATCTTCTACACTGCTGTCGTGATCCTCGGGCCACTGCAAATCCAACTCTCTCCAGGAAGAAATAGATCCTAGGCTCATTATGTTTTCGGATTCCTGCACTGCGGTATTGTAATGAACAAGATTGGAATCGTGCCACCAACCGGGTTGGTCGTAGGGTCCAATTGGTTCTTCTTCACCGTGCAGATAGGTCACACTGCCACCTAGGTCACTACTGAGTTCGACTTCGCCAATTATCATTCGATCTTCGCAGATGGCATTGAGCTTGCAGTATAGCATAATTCCAATCAACTGATCAACCGGTTCGTCTGGCAATTGTATCAGTTTGACGCCGGCAGCACTCAATAAATTGCACTGTTCTTCGTTGTTGCCGTTGATAAACACACCGGAGTTTAGGGATTCACTGATGAAAAATTTAAGTCGGTCAAATGCAACATTATGACTTTCACCGTCGGTGGTGGAGGTCATCATCCATAAGCCAACTTGATAGTTGTTCATTCTCAGCATGCCGTCAAAATAAATGCCAGCAGTAAATTCAATTGAGTGGTGTAGTCGTACGTTCATGATATATCAATAATTTGGTCAAAGTTGGGACCGTTGTTGTCTTTGCCGCTGTGTTTGTCAAACAGCGCCGCAGACTTTTCTTTGTACTTGTTTTGGTATGTTTCCAAGGCCATCTGAATCTGGCGAGCCAATTGGCCGTTGCTCATGCGTGTTGCAATGGCCAACTTTTTGTTGAGTTCTGATATTTTAGAGCCTAGTTCGTCTATGGTCAACGAATCTACACTGGCTATTAACGGATGTTCCATGCGTTAATTGTACAGCAGGTTGACTGGAAGGTCAACCTGTTTGGTCAAGCAAACACTGTGCCGTTGTTGCCTGTACAGAACCATTTTGAGTTGATGTATTGTAGTGTGCAGGCCTGGCCTACAGCACTGAATGTAACAGTTCCGGTTCCGGATGCTTTCCATCCAGCGTTGGTCACAGTGATTACCATGTTGCCACCGGTGGCTACCATGGCAAAAGTTTTGATTTGCCCATTTGTTCCAGCTGCCAGTGTTGCTGTTTCGGCGGCAGCAGTACTGAAGTAACTGGTTGGTACAGTCAAGCTAGCGGCTGCTGACGCTGCCAAATCTTCAGATCCAGCAACAATAACTGTGCCGGTGCTCACAGTAATGCCGCCGGCTACTGTAATTCTATTAGTGAAATAGTTTCGTGGACGAGTCAACTCACTTAGATACACTGTGGCACCGCCATCATCGGTGTGGAACTGGAATTCATAGGTGCCAGTTTCAGCAAAGGTAATAATGTTAGTTGCAAAACCTTCAATGCCGGTAACACTGGCAGTGGCAGCACCCAAGCCCACTGCTGATGGCAATGTCAGTGTATGTGCAGTGTTAGCCACTGTTACTCGTACTATGATCCAACTCTGGGTGCCAGCAGGGGAAAAATTACTAAATCCAAGACTGATGCTACCGCCAGTGGTCACTGTTTGATATTGTCCAAGAGCATAGTTGATGCCAACTAATCCGCTCAATGTGCCCAGTGCAAATCGTGTAGCAGAAAAGTCTTGTATCTGAGCATTACTCAGTAGAGATCCGTTCATGTCGTTGTTGAGAACAGATCCTGTGAGTGCCGCTTTCAACACTGCTTTACTCTGCAGGTCACTGATTTCCGTGGCTGCGTATTGAAAATTGGTTTTGGTGTTGGTGAAGTTGTCACGAAAACCTTGCGAATTATTGTCCTGCCCAGCCACCGGGTATGTGCCGTCAATGTTGTTTGGGTTAATGTTTGATGCCATATGTGTATCCTAAGTTGTTAGTGTATTTAGCATGTTTACGCACTGATTAAATTATCCGTGTGCGGTGATATATCAGAATCTTAGAGCTAAATTGGTCAAAGAAGCACCGTTGAGATTCACAGATCCATTGGTAGCTGACGCAAATTCATTCATGAACAAAAAACGATTGGTACCTCTTACCTTGTTGCTTTCGATGTAGTCAGTGTAACTGGCGCTGGCCTGCATGATTCCAGACACAGTGCAATTATTAATCAACTGATTTTTAATAAATTCCACAGTGGCACCGGGCCACTTTTGATATAGGCAAGCCACAAAACCAGCCACTTGTGGGCAGGCCATACTGGTTCCACTGAGATATTGTATGAAAAAACTATTATTTTGCGGGTATGGTATTCCCTGTGGTGCCTGGTTACTCCAGGTGCTGATTATGTCAACACCTGGAGTAAATAAATCAATAAAATTTCCTGTGTTACTAAAACCAGATTTGCCGTTGGTGTCAGGACCAATGGGCCCTGAATACACTGGATTGGCCGCTCCCACATTGATTGATCGTTGATTAGTATCCGACGGACTCATGCCGCGTTGATAATATCTACGATTGTATTTGATGCCAATAAATTCTTGAAATATGTTGTTGTCGTAGTCAGCGCCGCCGGGCACATCAGCTGTGATGGTGTTGTTGCCAGCCGCATGTACATACATGATTCCGTTGTCCATTAATTCGTCCACAGCAGCATCATACGATGAATTTCTGGCAGAAAAACGGTTGTCGTCAAAATAACTGGTCATACCCAGGTTTTCTTGCACACTGTCGCCATAATCATTACCGCGATATCGTACACCATCAAAGCTGGTGTAAGTGTTAAAGGTACCCCAGCTAGCCGATACCACTGTGGGTCGGCGAAATCCGGTCACAGGATCAATGGGTTTGTTCAGATGCCACCCCAGTATGCATTCAAAACTGGTGGAGATAGGTATTGCATACTCGTCTCCGGCAACTCCTAAAGGAATGTGCATGGCATAGATCCTGGCGTTTTTGGCCCAGCCATAGGTCTTGGCGGCCACTGTGCCGGCAGCATGTGTGCCGTGCCCGTAGTAATCTAAATAAAAATTGCCACTTTGAGTTCCGGGTACTCCACTGGCTGAATACCAGTCTATGGCCTGAAATCTTGACACGCCATTGGCATCTTGCCATTCAGGATGATCGGGTTGGCAGCCGGTATCCTGTATCACTACATCTACACCAGTGCCGTCCAACATGTAAGGGAATTCACCATCAGTGGCCTGATAATAATTGGAATTGTCGCTGGTCACACAGCGAAACATTCCCCAGTTCAGGGCCACTGAGGAACTGGCAAAATAACTCCAGTTACCGCGTTGTACCGCACACGGGCCGACGATCAAGTCCGGTTGTTGCTCAGGCGGAATTTCCACGTCCAACACTCTGGGGTCAAGTCTTAGAGCTTCTGCTTCTTCATCAGTCAAGGCATAGTGACACTGTCGTTGCATCACTGATCGGTCGTTGACAATGGTCACTGCTCGTTCGGGTACGGCTGCACTGTGCTGACCAGCAGTTTCCATTTCCTGCCAAAAGGCAGTGTAGTCCACGCCTTTGTTGAGAATTACATTGTATTCACGTTCCATGTGCTGTTAGATCAGATTAACCCAGGCCCCGTTTTCGTAACCTTGAAACTTGTTCAATGACGAGTTGTAAATAAGGTCTCCATTGACTGCTGTCAATGCGTCTCGTTGACCGGTGGTTAAACTGGCCAGTCTAAACGGCGCACCAGTTACTTGTACCACTGTGGCTGCACCCAGTATTAAACTGGTACTGGAAATCAGTTGCGGAGTTCCTGCGCCGCCGCCAACAAAGTTTGCGGCTATCATATTGCCGGTGGCACTGATAATAGCTACATTACTAATACTATAACCTTGTCCATTGATATTAGCGGTTAAACTTCCACTGAACGAACCGGTAGCACCAGTGGCGCCCGGTACAGTTGACGGTGCGCCAGTGGCACCGGTTGCGCCGAGTCCAGTTGCGCCGGTTGCACCGAGTCCAGTGGCTCCTGTGGATCCTGTTGCTCCGGGCACTGTTGACGGTGCGCCAGTGGCACCGGTTGCGCCGAGTCCAGTTGCGCCAGTGGCGCCTGTGGCACCTAAGCCAGTGGCTCCTGTTGCTCCGGGCACTGTTGACGGTGCACCAGTGGCACCTGTAGCGCCAGTTGCTCCAGCCGGAGCACCTGTTAACAGGCTACCATTGCCCAAGATGTACCCACCACTGATGTTGCCGGTGGTACTGATTGTGTTTGATCCAAATCCGGATAGCAAAGTAACAACATTGCTGTTGCCGTACTGTGCAGGTAGTCCAACTAGTTGACTACCATTGCCCAAGATGTACCCACCACTGATGTTGCCAGTGGTACTGACAGTGTTGCTGCCAAATGCAGACAACAGCGTGACCACATTAGAATTGCCATAACTTGACACCACGCCAGTCAACTGCGAACCATTGCCCAAGATGTACCCACCACTGATGTTGCCGGTGGTACTGACTGTGTTGCTGCCAAATGCAGACAACAGCGTGACCACATTAGAATTGCCATAACTTGACACCACGCCAGTCAACCGCGAACCATTGCCCAAGATGTAAGCACCAGTGACATTGCCTGCTGCAGATATATTGCCAGTAGAAAGAACATTGCCACTGCCTGAGTTGCCAGTATAGGTAGGCAAGTAAACAGCCAAGTAAGCAGACACGTTGGAATTGCCATAAGTGGAAACAATACCAGTCAACTGCGAACCATTGCCCAAGATGTAAGCACCAGTGACATTGCCAACAGCACTGGCATTTCCAATACTGGCATTTCCGGTAGTCACAAGATTTCCGCCAATCACGTTGCCTTGAGCACTGATTGTGCCAACAGTTGAGATATTGCCAGCAACAATGTTGCCTTGCGCAGTTACAATTCCAGTGGTAATAATGTTTGCGCCACGTATGTTACCAACCGCAGTGACTTGGCCGTTTGTGGAAACGTTGCCACCAGTGACATTGCCTGACACATTGGCAGCAGCAGCAAAAACACTGTTGGACAAAATCATTGATGTGGCAGTCACATTGCCATTGGCAATCACGTTGCCGGCTAGTGACACAGCGCCAGTTGTTCTCAAGTTGCCTGCATCAACATTGCCAGTTATGTTGGCCACGCCACCGAACGAGACTCCGGTGGGACTAAACACAGCTACGTTTGCTGTGCCATCAATTTGTACTGTTGCATTGCCGCCACTGCTGTCAATGCTGATAACTGACACACCATTGGCAATTCGAGTTACAGCCACGTTGCTGGTCGTAGTAACGTTGCTTAAAAAGCCGCCATCGCCGAAGAGATAGTTGCCGGTGACATTGCCAGCAGCTGATAGTATGCCTGTTACTCTCACATTACCGACTGTAACGTTGCCAACAGTTGAGATATTGCCATCTGTTGAGATATTGCCGGCCAACACATTGCCGAACACCGACAAGTTGTTCAACGTGCCAACATCGGTAATATTGCTTTGATTTCCAGCAACCACATAATTGGCATTGTTGACACGCTGACTGACTTCTAAAAAGTTAGCATCCAGTTCACTAAGTGGAATATTTCCTGATTGTGTTGCAAAAGTGTAAAGACTCGTCATTGTTTTCCTTTGTTGTCTTATTTACAATGGATCGTTTATCCACGCGACAGTGCTGGCATCGTTGTTGGTCCATGCAACAGCATTGGCAGAATTGTTGGTCCAGTTTACCACTGTGGACGGAACAATTGGAACGTCCGGCGAAATAATATTTCTTTTGGGAAATACCAAATACTTGTCATAATCTGTGGTAGTAGAGTCTAAGTAGATATCTACAGGAGTAATGAATCGAACACTGCCGCCATCGAAAATAGTCGGACCTGGCACTGACGTCAGATCAAATGTGGTTGCAGCCGGTGGCTGTGGCACCCACTGTTTGGTAACCGGATCCCAGTTGTTTGTTAACGCTTTGTCTAACTCATAACGGTCAACTTCAAAATCTATTAAATTTAACTGTGTGTCAAATTCAGTGCGTATGTTATAAGCAATTTGTTTGCTATATCCGGGTTTGACATATGCAATAACCCAGGCAGGAGTGAATCCCAGTACACGACCATTGGTTTGTTTTGACAACATCCATAACGGCAGTAAATTGCTAACTTGCCCAACTACATCAATTACCTGGTCGCGCATGTTTTCTAAACTGTTGGGGTACACTGTGTCAATTTCCGCTGTTGTGTTGGGATCAATTGGATAGGGAATCACAACTTCTTTACTGACACTTTCTCCCTGATCATTGACCAAGTTATCAATAATTCTACTGTATACTACTTCATACACTGCTTGTCCTGTCACAGGATCTATGGCCTGAGCAGTTTCAATACTGCCCAACACTAGATTTTTCCAGTAGTGATTTTCGTACAAGCTGGAAACATAATCAGTGTAGGTGGCAGCAGTTAATCCAAATGCATGATTGTATATCACCGAAGTTGCTCTTCCAAAACTTGGATCATCTCCGCGATACAACAAGTTTGGGGGGATAATTGAAGTATTTTGCAATAAATCGTTTACTAGATCTCGATCATTCTGTGGAGGCATTGCCAGCACATACAGATTCTCATAAGGAGCATTGTATTCTCTGTTGACACGAATTGAGAAATTTTTAAACACACTGATCAATCCATTGCCGCCATATGCTTCTACAGTAAAGTTAAATGTCAAATCAAACGTGGTTGGAGCAGTTACTCCTTGATTGCTGCTGTCAAGGTCAAACACTGTGGTACCACCGTCTAGAACAAATGTATCAAAATTCACACGTCCAACTATGTGTCCTGATGGCAACAGTGTTAGTCCTTGTGGCAATTTGCTGTTGCTGCCTGATCGTATTCTATATTCTAATACCAATCCAGAAACGCTTACAGCTTCCACATATAATTGACTTGTGGCGCCGTTATCGATGGTGCCCAATGGACTGGGATTCAATGCACGATCAGCAGCTGATGCAGGTGTGGTCCAATAGATATTGGTTTCAACTGGCCCGTTTACAATTAAACTGTATATATAGGGCTGACTTGTATAGGTAGGCTCGTTGTTTTTAAAAACTCTAAGAGAAAATGTGTATGTTCTTTCTGTTAGGCCAAGGTCCGGTATGTAACCGTATAACCACCCGGTTACTGGATCTAATTCTGTTCCGGGTGGAAGGACACCACCGTTGAGTACAAAGGTAAAATCATCACCTGCAAAATCTATTCCATTAAACTTGTAAGCAAAATAATTTTCGCTTTGCACTGTACCAATTGATCCCGGAACGTTTAAAATAATTGGCATCCAAGTGTTTATACCGTCGGCAGTGATAAATGTAATATCGGCTGTGTCAACTGTGGTATCAGCTGACAATAAACTTCTACTCCAAACAAATATACTAAATGTTCTAACAGCAGAATTTTTTCCATCAGTAAGTTCCACAGTAAACTCGTAATTGGCATTGGCTCCGTAAGGAACAGGCGAGAATCTGTATAAATCAAACGGTGTTCTGTCAAATCCCACTGCTTCGTCGGGCACCGCTGCAATTGGAATTACCCCTGAAATGCGACCCCGGGGACTGAGTGTTAGTCCCGGCGGCAGTGATCCTCCTATTAGTCTCACTACAGTAATATCACTGGCATCGTTGTCGGTGTATTGCAATTGTAAATCATATACCTGGCTGCCATCAAAGTACTGGGCTATCTGACTAGAGGGAGTGATCCACTCTGGTGCATCTTGACCACTCACTGTGATGCTGAATGTTCTGTCGGCCAAGCGATTGATCACAGTGAGTCCGGCTACAACTTTGGTAGTGTATGCACGAACGGCAAATTTACTGGTTATGTCTCGGGCAACCTCAACCGGTGTACCTTGTATGTTGGCAACTGCTATTGGAACTCCAACAATCAATCCATTGGCAGACACTTGCACACCATCGGGGAGATCACCTGCAATAATTTTAAAATAGACGGTTTCGCCTAAATTTGGTGGTTGTACCACCAATGGAAACTGAAAAAACACACCTTCGGGGTATGTTCCTAAATTACCAGCAGGAGTAAGCCACACCGGTTGTGCCATGTTACAATTTTCCTACAACAACTTCAATGATACCTTCGTTGCCAGTGAAGTTTTCCAAGGCCTTGCCAACCACAGTGCCTATAACGGGATCTTGTCGAGATTTGGCATAGCCGGCGCCGGCCGATATCAACATGTCGCCTTTGTTGATTACACCGCGTACCTTGCACGGAACTCGGCCAATCAATCCCACTGCTACAACATGTGTTCCAGTCAAATGACTATTCATTAGGTGTGCCGGTTGTGTAGACACAATGCCTGCCACACGGACGCTTTCGTCTGACGCAATGGTAACTTCGGCACTGCCGCCAAATTCCAACACAGTTCCAGGCGGGTAGATGTTGTCAGCTGCGTAGTTTTCTGCCAAGTCAGCATATTTGGCTGTGGTAGACACTCCGGTAAACACATTTGCTGTTAAATTTCCTGTGCTGGGATTGAATCTAAGCCCGGGATTGTCCACATATAAGGTATTGATCGTGCCAGTAAATTGAGCCGACATAGTAATAAAGTAATCGTTATTGGCAGCAGTATCCTCAATAGACACGTTAGTAACACCAGTTGCACCGGGGACGCCGGTGGCTCCTGTGGCACCCGGTACAGTTGATGGTGCGCCGGTGGCTCCTGTGGCACCAAGGCCAGTGGCACCTGTAGCACCTGTTGCACCACTGCCAGTTGCGCCGGTGGCTCCGGGTATACTTACTCCGGTTGCTCCGGTTGCTCCACCGGGTGTTCCAGGTGTGCCTGTTGCGCCTGGCACGCCAGTGGCACCTGTGGCCCCAAATCCAGTGGCGCCAGTTGCTCCGCTTGCGCCTGTTGCTCCGGTCGCTCCACCGGGTGATCCGGGTGTGCCTGTTGCGCCTGTTGCTCCAACCCCAGTTGCACCAGTGGCTCCGGTTGATCCCGGAATAGTTGATGGTGCACCAGTGGCTCCGGTTGCTCCGGCTCCGGTTGCGCCAGTGGCACCTGGTACTGTTGACGGTGCTCCGGTTGCGCCAGTGGCTCCGGCTCCGGTCGCTCCGGTTGCTCCAGGAACGCCTGTTGCGCCTGTTGCGCCAAGACCAGTGGCACCGGTCGCTCCGGGTATAGTAGACGGTGCTCCAGTTGCGCCAGTGGCTCCAGCTCCAGTTGCGCCTGTTGCTCCGGGTACAGTTGATGGTGCGCCAGTAGCGCCTGTGGCTCCGGTTGTTCCAGGAACGCCTGTAGCGCCGGTAGATCCAGTAGATCCAGTTGCACCCGGAACACCGGTGGCTCCAACAACACCAGTAGCACCAGTGGTACCAATAACGCCAGTGGCTCCTGTGGCTCCAAATCCAGTGGCGCCAGTTGCTCCGCTTGCTCCAAATCCAGTTGCACCCGGAACACCAGTGGCTCCAACAACGCCAGTGGCACCTGTGGCGCCTGTTGCGCCGGTTGTGCCTGGAACACCAGTGGCACCTGTGGTACCAATAACGCCAGTGGCTCCAACAACACCAGTAGCACCGACAACACCAGTTGCACCTGTGGCTCCAATGCCAGTGGCACCTGTGGCTCCAACTCCAGTCGCTCCCGGAATGCCAGCAGCGCCGACCAAGTTAACAAACCAACTGCTGAATGTACCGGACCCAACAACTACATCAATGGAAGCTATCATGGCTCCCGTACCGCTGTTGTAGGAAGTGACTACACCAGTCATGTAAGCAGCACCAACCGACGATATAATAACGGGCTGATTAATTGTCCATGCTAACCCAGTGGCCACTGTAAATGTTTGTGTGCCTAGTCCAATGGTCAGGGTTGTACTAGAAGTGGTAGAATAGCGATCCCCGCTTAATCCCGTGGAGCCAGTGACACCTGTGGCACCAATGCCAGTTGCGCCCGTGCTGCCTGTAATTCCGGTAGCACCTGTAGCACCTGTGGCGCCTGTAATTCCGGTGGCACCTGTTGCTCCTAAACCAGTAGCACCTTGTTCGCCGGTTGCCCCTGTGGATCCAGTTGCACCGCTTGCGCCAACCACGCCTGTGGCTCCTGTGGCCCCAAACCCAGTTGCACCTGTGGCGCCGCTTGCACCAACACCAGTTGCACCATTTGGGCCAGTTGCGCCCGTGGCTCCTGTGACGCCTGTGGCACCTGTGGCACCTGTGGCCCCCGTTGGTCCTGTAGCGCCTGTAGCGCCTGTGGATCCTGTGGCGCCAGGAACTCCCGTAGCACCCGTAGCACCTGTAGCACCTGTAGCACCATTGTTGTTGACCCAAGCTCTGTTACCAGCAGTGTCGCTGGTCAGCACTTGTCCATTGGCTGCTGGGACACCTAGATCCGGTTCAGTTTCTGACAGTTGAATAAAGTCATATCTGTCAGGTGATACTTCTGTGGGCGGTGTTTTTACAACCTTGCCCGAAATGAGTTTTGCCATAATTAATTCTGCGACTCTAATATACTCAATACAATTTGTAATGACCCATTGGCATCAGCGGAAGCCACTACTGATTGTCCTGATTGCAGTACTAGTTTCCCTGACAAGGCTCCCAAAGCATCATTTCCCGGAATAGGAAAATCGGTAATCAGCGAAGTCAGTGTAAGATCAAGATTTTTCACATACATGCTGGCAGCAACCACACCAGTGGTGATATTGCTGATCTGTGCCATCAGCACAATGCCGCTGTAGGCCAGCGGTGCGGTGTACAACACAGTATCTACAGTTGTTAAATTTGCTGTGATATTTCTAAAAATGTTAATTGCCATTGTGGATTATCCTTCGAGTGCTAGTATATATGGGGTTAAGACCGCAAACAATGACTTGTCAAATGTGTCTCCGGTGATTGTGCCGGTGGCACCGTTGATTGTCAATTGATCACCCACTTTGAAGTCACCGCGTTCATCTGTACTGGTATAGATCACCTGGCCGCCATTGAGCTTGCGAACTTGATTGGCTTCGATGGGAATTGCACCGGAAGCCGGCAATGCATTGGCCAAGTCGTTACCGGTACCAACATATTCAAATGTGTGACCACTGGCGTTGATTGCACTTCTTATGTAAAAACTACACGGAGTGTTGTTGGGTATTGGAATTGTGATATCGACCCCAATGGTGATTGTAGATTGTCCGGCCAACAACGGTGTTGTGTCCCAGATGTCATACAGTGTGACACCTCCATCAAAACTGATTGATTGATTTATAGTTGGACGAGCGGCCAACCCGTCAACCACTATTTGACTGCCAATTTGATCAATGCCGTCAGTGAAGCCTGAAAGACTTTGGGCAACTTTGCCGTCGGCCACCAGTCCGTAGGTGCCAAATGAAGTGTTGGAGTTGGTTAGACTGCAAGTTCCGCCGTTTTGGCACAGAATTGCAATTTCACAGCAGACAGTAAACACACTGACCAACTGTGAATAGCCTTGGTTTATGATTTCAATACCGTTGCCGCCTTGATTGATCTGCGTGTAGGCATCAACCACCATGGATTTCAACCCACCTACTAGACTGCCGTCTACTCGCATGCCGCAGCCTGTTGTGGTAATGCTGGAACAGTTCTGTACATAAGGACTGGTAGTGATGACTTGTCCGTTTGGTACAAATGCCACTGCGGCTGCAGGGAACAGGTGCCCGCGGAATGTGAGTCCTGCCACATAGCAGGCATTGCTGAGTCGAAAAATGTCGCTGGTTGGGTTTGCTGGCAACACCGAAACACTGCGGAGATTGTCAGCCCACAGTGTGACATTTGGTCCAAACACCACTGGGTTGTTTTCGGTATAAGAACCGGTCTTGAGAAAGATACAGACTTTGGCAGTTGGTGTGTTGGCAACAAGTGTGTTGGCTTCTTGCACTGCTCGTGCAATTGTGAGAAATGCTGAAGAAAGGGTGACGCCGGAGTTGCTGTCGCTGCCGGACTTGCTGACATACAATACATTGGTGGCAAACCCAACGGCACTGTTGTACAGTTCTGTAAAGTTTTCGTTGGCCTTGCGAAACGCCGTCCGTAACGGATCACCGTTGCCATCGTTTGGCGAATTACCAATATTGATTATTTGCTGTGCCATAAAAAATCCCTCTTCGGATTATTTATGCTGAATTTACCATTAGTTACAATACTGGTTTTTCGAAGTACAGCAGGTTGTTGACGAACCATTCCATGTGGTAGCCTTGCATGGCATACTCAATCAGTTCGTGTTCTTTTTTGTGATTTCTTACCAGGCCAGCGGCTGTCAACTTGTCAGCCCAATCCTGCTTGTTTTTGCAGTTGATGTGTCCAATGCCGCCTTGCCCAATGGCTGCTGCTGTCCATATCAGTGTGTTGCGCACTGTGCTGACAACCTTTTCAACAACCAAATCTTCCTGTGCTGAATCAATATGTTCGGCCACTTCCATGCAGATCACAGTGTGTGCTGATTCATCAGAAATATCAAAAAGACTTTGATATTTTAAATGCGGTTTTCCGTACACTCGCGAGTCAACATCAATTCCTGTAGCAGCGATTCCCTGCTCTTGCAAACTGTCTACATAAATTCCCGGGCCACAGCCAATGTCCAGCACTGAATCTGGGGCGACGTTGTGATGTATCCACTGTGCCAGTCTATTGGACCAGGGTTTTTCTTCGTGTGCAATTGCATCAAAGTTAATGCGCTCGGGCAGGGTTGGATAGTTTTTATTCAGCCAGGACAACTCATTGCGACCCGGTGTGGGTTCATACCAGCCGTTGCCAGTGTACACATTCAACACAGATTGAAAGTATTCTTCGTACATGCTGGCCACTTTGTCAAGTGAAAAATTCTCAGCCCAGGTACGACAATTTTGCGGATCAATGCGGTCTATGTTCTGTGCGGCCCAGCAGAATTGATCAAAAGTCCTGCATCTATAGCCAGTGACACCGTGTACGTTGTTTTCGGTAAAACTACCCCAGTCCGTGGTTATAGTGGGTGTTCCAGAAAACAACATTTCAATCTGCACGCCGCCAAACGGTTCAAGATATTGACTGGCCACAAAAGCACCTTTAGCGCCAGCCATCAACTCACGTCGTCGTGCAACATCAGCATAGCCCACAAACTCCACATTTGGGGGAAACTGTAGGTTGTCGGGATTTTGCCCAGCAATGATCAATTTGGCACCAATTTTTTCAGTGACCTGCACTGCAATGTCTATGCCTTTGCCCGAGTACACACGCCCCAGGAACAAGAAATAGTCTTGTTTTTTGTCTCTAAATTCAAAATCGTCTGGGTCAAAGTAGTTTGGGATTACTGCATCGTACCAGTCCTGCTGGCAAGTTCCCACTGAAGCTAGGCCAAGATAGGCATGATAAATGGCATAGCTTTCAAAGATTTTCCATCGTGCCCAGTGCCCGCCTGCATAGCCAATGCCGGGTTCTACACAGATCATGTCTGGATGTGCATCACACACAGGTCGTACTCCTGACCCCCAGAACGGCAGTATAAAATCGTTTGGCTGTTTTCGCAAGCCTATTTCACGGATGGCATTTTTATAAAATGTTTGATAGGCATGATCGCCGGTGTCAAATTTAAAGAAGTTTTTACGCCAGTCATAACTGCCGTATGCAATTTCTAGATCTTGATTTGTGGTCACAGTCACATGTTCGGTGCAGACCAAGTCGGAATCTTCGTGTCCGTAGTGAATAACTTCATGCCCTCGGGCAGTCATCATTTTTCCAAATTTAACAACTTTCTGTGTGTAAGCACAGGCATTGTATTCTACGGAACTTACTGTGTGGGGGAGGCCTAAAATGTGAAATCTCATACTGTATGTATTTTATTCCACAGGTCCTTGAAAATATTTCCATAGTGTGCGAACGACACTAAGGCCTCGTCGGCTAGATCCATGTTCAGCATGGCGTTGAAATTCTTCAACAGTTCCACACGATTGTCAAATTCATACCAGCGGCCCGACCCTGGAACAACACGAGCAATTAGTTTTCCGCCATACATGTCGCCGAGATGTCGCACATAGATGTGTGCAAACAGTTGATGTTTTCGATCGGAATTAGACAGCTCTGTTAGATAATCAAGATACTGCACTGTGCTGTTGCACAGTGTGCCTGAGTAGTTCGGGCTCAGTTCTTCCAAGTCTTTGGCAATCTTATCAGCTCGGGCCAGGCCTGGCAGTGTGTTCAGCAGGCCGGTCTTCTGAGCCAAGTTTTCAAGATGCTGATATATGTTTAGCATCTCATTGAGATACACTATGTAATGAGGTTCAGTGATGTTGCCTTTGAGCAGATACTGCACAAACGGCAATTTTTCAACGGCCATGTGTGTTTCGTGCGTGACATCTCGCAGTATGGACATTGTTTAGGTTGGACTGAAACTGCTGCCGCAGCCGCAGGTTGAAACTGCCTGCGGATTGTTGATGGCAAAACTACTGCCCATGGAAGTTTCTTCGTAGCGTATGCTGGAGCCCTGCAGATACTGCCAGCTCATTGAATCCACCAGCACTCGTACTGAATCGTATTCAAAATCCATGTCGTCTTCGTTTTGAGCTTCGTCTAGTGTGAAGCCGTAACTGAATCCTGAGCAGCCGCCGCCCTGCACAAATACACGTAGTTTAATTTCAGGATTGTTTTCTTCTGCTAAAATATCTTTGAGTTTTAAAATTGCGCTGGGTTCTAATGTCATTATAGTCTTTCGTTACAAACGTCCCAGTCAATAATTTTCCAAATATTGTCTAGGTATTTTTCTTTATCTGCTTGGTAATCCAAAGCCCAGGCATGTTCCCACCAATCAATAAGTACGCAGATATCTGTACGCACAGCATGATTGGCAATGGTTTTGATGTCACCCGAAGTGCTCAAATATACCCAGCCCGAGCCTTGTATCTTCATGGCTGTTTCTTTCACAGCTATTTTAAAATCTTCATATGTTTCAAAGTGTTCTTCAATTAAAGCCAGGACTGCACCGCGGGGGCGGTTGGCACCTTTAGGAGCACGAAGTTGGGGGAAAAACTTATTGTGTAGAAAACTGCCAGCACGATTAAAATCCGCATTGCCTTCTCCTGCGTTGTAACGCTTGGCATAGCCTTTGGCCAGGTGGTCAAAATGATAGTCGATGGTGGCCCTGCTCATTACAGGCTCGAGGTCTTTGATGCCGTAGGGCAGAGGAGTGGTTTCCAGCTTGGCTGGACGGGTACTGGCTTCAATTAAATCGATCTGATCACGCATGTGAATATTTAGCGTCGACGAGTGACTCGGCCCCGTGTTAGATCATACGGACTGAATTCCAACTCAACTGTGTCGCCCAGCAGTACCTTGATGTTGTTTTGGCGCATGCGGCCATTCAGCATGGCCAGTATGGGTTTTTCAAACTTTTCTAGTTTAACTCTAAATGTGGTATTGGGCAGTAGCTCAATAACAACACCATCCATTTTTATCGCTTCTTCTTTGGCCATTGGATATATTTATTCGAACGCTAGCTCAGCAGTAATCTTCTTCAGTCGGTCCATACGGAAACTGCGCCAGGCGCTGGCTTCCAAATCGTACACTTTGATCACAGCAGGATCTGGTTCTTTTCGAGGTTTTTTAGTTTCTGTCACCAGCCCGTCTACTCGTCCTACAATGGAAGCACTGTGTGATATAACCGCCATTGGGGGCTTTTCTGGGATCAAATTCCAATTCAAGGTACACTTCATATCACGCTCGGTGCCATCTGCCTTGACAAATCGCACAGTGATCTCCTGCTTGTTCAGCAGGCTCTTTACCCAGTCTCGCATGATGGTTTTATCGGTATCGTTGGCCTCTTGGTACTGTGTACCCGGTGCTCCTTTGAGCAGTCGAACAAGTTCGCCCTTTTCCCACATGTCTGCATTCATATATTCTCCTCGATTGGTTAATAAACGTTTTTTCTTCATGCCCATTTTAAACTGAACCAGCTTGCCCATTTGTCATCGTAAAATCTAAATTCGACACGGCTGGGAATATCGCCGGTCATGTTGTCCCATCGTCCCGGGTGCCATGCAAAGTCAAACTCTTTTCCTTGCATCAGTCCTTGTTGTCGTAGATCTTTTACCACGTGTAGCACTTCGTCTATGCGACATTTGTCTAAATTTACCACTGTTGTAGGCATTGTTTGATCAACTCCACTTTAACAGAAACAGGGTGAGATCGGCTGGATCCTGAAACCAAAACTTGGCATTGTTGGCATACCATCGCATGTCCGGAGTCCATACTCCGTCGTGTGCAGTGGCACCAAATGTCCCAACCATCCAGGTCATCATTTCGTTCCAATGCTCGCCATTGTCAGGATGCACAGTGAGATATCGTTTGCCATGCACTAGGCCATCGCTCAGTTCTAACTTGTGCCAACCCATTGTGGTCATTAGTATTTCAGTGTCAATATCCTGGGCCATTTTGTAGGCTATGTCTACCAACACCTGATCGTTTGCATTCACAGCAACTCATCTCCGCATGCTGGAAATTTCCACAGCTTCTTGGTCCGAGAATACCGGCACAGCATTTGATTTGTGCATGGTGGCAATACCTTTGACCTTGGTACCTGTGTACACCTTGGGGGCGGCCAGTGTGGCATTGCCGCCGGTGTCAACACTGGGAATATGATGTGTGTTGCCACGACCCGGAGGTGCAGTTAATTTATACTGCAAAGGTTCAGCAGCCAGGGCACGTTTGCGGCGCTTTTCGTCAGCATCTACTTCCCACTTTTTTTGCAGTTCTTTCCACGAAGCATCCAGCTCACGTGCCTTGCGAGCTTCTTCGGCATTGCGGAACTTGACTGGGCCTTTTTTCTTGCCGTTATAGCTAAGGGCAGGATGATGTAAGTGCATTGACATGTTGTTGTACCAAATTAAAATAATTGTCTATAAGATTTTTTTTGTTCTCGAAATAACTGAATAAATTCCGGTGGCACCTGATCAATATCAAACACTGCGCCAAGAACAAACCGTGTTTGTTCTTTTTGGTTCCAAACTGAGTGTGTGTATTTTGAATAATTGAGCAGATACATATTTCCAAATTCTGAATTTACTAGACCAAAAGGAAATATTTTCAAATGTGGAACAGCATCATGCAATGGCATCCAAACATAACATAACCCAGGATCTTTTTGATACACATCCACATGCGGCGCAAAATATCCATTAGGTTCTAGAGAATTTAAACGAGCATGTCTAACAGTCAGCCCAAATGACCCGAACAGTTGATCAATCAATCCGGAGGCAATCTGGTTCACGTCATCGGATTGAGTATGGTGTTCGTTCAGCGTTGTACTTTTGTCAAATGTAACAAGAGAAGACGGCCGATTGTGTCTGACAATAAACTGTTTCCATCCTTTGGTATGTAAAGATTGATACCAAAAATGATTATAACTGTCAACTGACTCAGGGACTTTGAATTGTTCTTGATTGTTCAGGCAAAACTCATGCAGTCGAGTTATCAAAGTTGTGTCAGCCACCGGGATCTTAACAAGTGGGACTTGGTTATCAATCAGCGTATCGCTGTCAACAATGTCATTGGCCAGGTGTTGGTATGGAGTAAAGTCTGTTGCAAAAAATTGCTCAACGTAATTAGATTTTGTCATTAGCAGCCCTCCAGTCGGCAGTAACTCTTTGTATCAAAAAAGGATGTGTGAATTTGAAATAGCAGGTTCCGTTGAGTCGTAGTTCGGTGCCCGGGGAATATTCGGGTTGAATATCGAATCCCTGAGATGTCATGTTGTTGACCCATTCCTGAGACATGCTGTGCTTGAATACTGTGTTTTTGTGCAATAACCAGTCGGCCGGAGTTCCATCAACAAAAATGTTTTTGATGTCTACCCAGTGGTCTGAGTTTTGATTGACTAAATTGTTTGTTTTATTGACCAATGCAATAGCCAAGGTGTTTTCAAGCTCAGACGTTGGCATGTCAAATTCATATGCCACACATTCAACAAAATTATCACGTTCTCGAACAATATTGAAACAATAATCTAAATTTTGTTGAAGTGTTGAAAATTTCAATTCAGGTCTTTCTACATCCCAATGTAATTCTGCCAGAACCTGGATATGATGGTGTTGGGTATTCATTCTAACTGGTTAGTTATTGTTATTTTACGACTTGAGCAAGCGGCCGGTCAACCGAACTGAGAACCGAGGTTGATATCCAAAATTGGCACTGCCGTGACTGTAATTGGTCTGATTCCAGCTGATCACATCTCCTGCTTTCCAGGGTATATTGCAATCGTTCATGAAAAAACATTGTCCGGGTTGTTGATCGTAAATCATGATCACCCAGCGTTGAACAATTCCTTGATCAGCAGTAAACACTTGATTTTTAAATCGATCATAGTGTAAGGGAAACATATCACCGGGACGTTGAACTTGAATCACAATGTGTGCAGTATCCCAATCAATTGGAAATACGTCACGGATGCTGTCTCGGAATTGTTTTTCTGTATCTTTTGGAGGCGCAGCCATTACCTGCACTCCTGAGTCTTTTATCAACCTAGCATACTCGGGATCGTCGATCCACTCGGCAACCTGCTCTCGACTTAGATTTTGATTCAAATAATAGTCGTCCAGAGATTCAGCATATTGCTTGCCTTGAAAACAAGGTGCTTCGTGGAAAACATGATAGTCATTGCGATCTATCCATTCCCGCAGGCAAGCAGTTTCTTTGTTTAAATTTTTGTATAAAAATTCTGCCGATGCATCTTCGGGATCATGATGCTTGCGCATCCATTCGTACCATTTTTTCATAATTATTTTCCTTGTGTTAGGACCTGTCAGGTTATTGCAGGTTCCTTGGTTCGTCGTTGAGTGACCGTTCGAGAATTTCTCGTTCTTTGTCATCAAGACTGTCCCAGTCAACAGGTCGACTCTGTGCTGCCAGTTCTTCGGGTGACATGTTGGCAAACATTTCTGTGATTTCTTTCATCACTGCATCCAGTTCAGTCTGATCTTCCACATCAAGATGATCAAAGCAACCGGGTGCAAAAACTATTTCTACGGGTTTTTTAGGATCGGTCATACTGTTACCTTTGTGTTAGGGCGGCCCAGGCCATCCATTGTTTAAATGCATTATACACTGTTTCTGCTTCTCGGTCATCCTGTTCGACTCGAACACCGCGTACCCAAAATCCCTCCGGAGTGACTCGTAGCATTTCATCACCGCCGCCCATGTGCATGACAATACTGGCATCCTGTTTGGGCTTATGAAACACAATATCATTCAGCTCAGGCGGTACTGCACCGTAATAGGGATCTCGCATCATTTGCGCAATAACTCCATGGTATATTCGGTGTCACGCATATGGGCCACAGGTTTCAGCCACCCTGCGGTGATTGCAGTGATCAGAATACTCTTGTATTCAGTAGGACAGTTATTGCTAATTTCAAATCCTGCACGTGAGACCAGTTGGATGCCATCGGGTGAGAATGTGAAATCTGGGTCATTTGGACGCAGTGCTCGGTATCGACTATTAGAAATCTTAATCATGCTTTATTATAGCAGAACAGTATTTATTGGTCAACTAGCACTCAGCAATGCCAGAAAACCTAATTTCGGGTATGCGTTCTCTTGGGATACACAGCATGTTTTGGTAATCCACCTGGAAAAAGGCATAATCCGGCACTCCAGCCAACTCAGCCTTAATTGGATCGCGACCACTGATAAAGAACTCGACCCAGATATACGGACGGTGTTGTTGGATTGTTTTGATACCACCGGCCAAGGCTGCACACTCGTAGCCTTCCACATCCAACTTGACAAAGTCCAGGCGGTCCAATTTCAAATTGTCAATGGTGACAATTTCAACTGTGGTGCCGTTGCCGGTCTCACTGATCTGCACTGTGCCAAAGTCCTGTGGCATGCTGTAATTGATATCTGGCACTTGGGCTGTGCCGGGTGTTTCTCCCAGTCCGGCATAGTGTAGATCACAAAAGTCAATGTCATTCAGGGCCAGGCTGCCTGACAGCGCACGGTACAGAGTCAGTTGCGGCTCAAAACTAATGATCCGCTGACCACGTCCACGTATTCTATTGGCCACTGGGATAGTAAAGAAGCCGGCATTGGCGCCGCCGTCAATGATCACAGCACCTTCTTTAAGAGTGTCTATCAACACAAAGATGTTAGCAAGTTCGCTCTCGATATGTGTGGCGCCGGTTTTGACCAGAGCCTCAGCTTGAAAAGCACAATGGCGGTTCACAATAAACCGACCATGTATGCTGTCCAGCACTACAAAGTTAGGTATGGTCATTTAAAAAGAATCAAGGCCATTAACACTGCCTGGATAATAAATCCCAGACCAATTGTGATGATATTCAAAAGATCTTTGAGTACCACTGCTCTCAAAAACATCAGCACCAAGCCGGCCCAGGCAAACAGCACAATGTCCAAGTTAGGTGTACGATCACTCAAGCCGGTCATCAATGCAAGCAAGGTAGGAATAGTTGCGGCATGGATCACAATAGCTGCTAGCCATCCTAGTGTTTCTGCAGAAACTTTGGTAAGTGTTGTGGCAAGAAAGTTGCGTACTGATTCAATGTTCATTTGCGTTCTCCGTAAAAAATATGACGACCGATTTTTTCAATTTTGGGATGATTCCATCCGGGGTTTACATAGTCTGCATGATAGTAAAGTGCTTTCTGCAAACTGGGTAATCTAAAGCCTTCCAGCAGGACCTTTTTGGCCACTTCTTCTGATTCGTTCCACATGGGTTTGTGTATGGCTTTTACTTTGTGGTTGCCTTCGCAGTACCAACTGAATTGGCATACCACTCGTTCGTAGAACACATTCTTTTGATATACCACTCCGCACACTGAATCTGCAAACTTACCCGATTGCATGCGATTCACTGTGACCTGAGCCACTGCCACTTTGCCTTCAAAAGGCTCCGATGCAGCTTCCCAGTAGATGTTGCGTGTTAGGCATTCTAACTGACGTGTTTTTTCCGCGGCAGTGACATAGCCGGTGGGCATGTCAAGTTGTGCTTGCCGCAGATTGTCTAGTCGTGCTTGGCAAACTGCTACCACAGCAACAACCACAGCCGCAAGCCCTGCTGCCATAAGCAGTCGTGCAATCCACGGCGTCAGATCAAATTTGTTTAAAGTTAATTTTGTTTTCATAGGCTTTTACTTACTCTAAGGTTAAGGATCCCCGGCAGTACCGGGCCGAAATGAAACGTTTTTACCATTAACTGCGTGGTTTACTGGGCGTTTTGGTTTTTAGTGTTTTCCACATTTCTGACTTGGCCTTGAGTTCCTGTTCCAGCTCGCGATAACGTTCGCCCAGTTCTCTGAGTTGATCCCATTCCGCTTCCAGCTTTTGATTGACGCTCAGTATGTTGAGTCGTTCAGCAATGGTATCAAGTTTATCCATCAAGCTGACACCGTTGACAATGATGTCAGCTTCCTCGCCTTGCAGCTCTATTGTGCCACCCTGACTGATCGATGTCGATATGCCCGAGGCAGTTATAGTATCAGTTCCCCAGGCTGTGCCGATGGTGTATGGATAGGAGTGGTTGTTCACGGATCCCACTGCACCTATAGTGATGTTGCTCAGGTCAATGGTATTGGAAATTTCCTGTGCCAATATACCAGTGGTATTTGAACCACTATATTGAAATTCTGCCCCTGAAAGGGAATACAACTCCGTTGTCACTTCTGGCTCGGTGATGGTGATCACGTCGTCTAGACTCCAGATGTGGTTTTTGTCATTGTCCATGTACCGTCCTTGTTGTCAGTCCAGGTGATATTATCACCCGGTACCCAACCCATTTTTTCACACAGGTCCGGGCCAAGATCCAACAACAGTTCATCTGGGTTGTCGGGATCTTCAATCACGTTGGCAGTGTATGTAGTCATTTGGCCACTGTCAATGCTTCTTTTTCCGCGGTGATTTCTTTGCGGCGTTCTTTGATGCCTTTGCTCATTTCCTGCAGAGCCTTACGTGCGCGAGCGGCAGCGGCTTTTACACCCTTGGCAGTGAATTTTTCATTTTCGGCCAGGTAAGTCTCGTATGCGGCGACGATGGTTTCATGTTGTGTCATTTTTATTCCTTTAAAATTATAACGTGTTTACTTAACACATAACAAAGTATAGAGGTTTTTTATTGCAGTGTCAACCTAGTCTAGGTAGATATGTCGCCGATTCCAGCAGTCCCAGACAGTTAGGTTGTTCATTGAATGCGGCCATGTCACAGTGAATAGATTTAAGGTGTTTTGGTCGTAGATATGTAAGCGGTGTTCTTCAACTCGGCCCTGGGCGTGGCGACGCCCGTTCAACCATTCGGTTAGTTTGGTTTTGGCACTGTCGTCTCTTAGCACAACGATATAAAGTGCAGTGTTGCTTTTGTAGATAGGTAATGTCATTAATGCAATGGCTGGCTTGAGTCTCTGCCCGATTGGATCTCGTGCATGTACTTAGCAAAGTCATCAGTTAATACAAATACCTTGTCGTCAAAATCTGCGGCCATTTCGTTGTTGACACCCATGATTCTCATCAGGCCGCCCATATGGACTTCCTGTATCCCTTGCTCGTAGAGCAGATACATTATTGCCAGCACTTGTGCATGGGCATCGTTGTCTGGGGTGTCTGACATACTAGTAATTATGCGAGTTAATAAAAAAGCGGCCGAAGCCGCTTTTTTGTTGCAACAATAGTGCTTAGGCCTTGGCCATTTCCACCAGTTGCTCAGCAGTCACAGTGACCTTGGCCTTGGTGGCCTTGGCACTCTTAGCAGACACAGTGACCTCGCCTTTCTTGGCGACCTTGGTCTTCTCTGCCAACTTGTTGGCCACAGCATAGCTGGCATCACCAGTGTAGCCCTGGGTATCTTGCAAGAACTGCAGAGCTTGCAGTTTGGTCATGGGCGAGGGCAGCTCGACCAAGTTGATAGCAGTGCAACCTGCCTTGTTGAGGATCTTGATACGAGCCACCAAGTCGTTTGCAAAACGAGCCTTAGTAGTACCATCAGCGTTAGTTGCAGTACCTGCCACTGTAAAGAGTTTGTCTGTCATAATGTTGCCTTTCAAATTGCCTATCAAAGTTTAAAAAAATGTTAATTGCTTAACATATACATATTGTAGTTGATTTTGATTTGAATGTCAACCACAAAGTGTATTCTGGTTTGCCAAAATCACTTGGCCAATTCCTGACTTTGGATTTTAACGTGTTCAATGCTGTTGTCCAGGATTCGAGCAATACCCGAAAAGCCCACAGTTGCCACAACCAAGCCCAGTACGAAACCTACGATCAATCTCATGATGTTTTCACTTTCTGTTTACGTGGTGCAATAAACTCTTTGGAAACGTAATACTTCAACAGAGATTTTTGTATCATTGAAACCAAATCGCCGCCACTGCTGTCGCCTGGCACTGCAAATCGAACCGGACACTTGCTCCATGTGCGATTTTTTTGGAATTCAGAAAACCATCGGCGATGATCGTGATTGGCACTGTCAAAACAAACTATGGGCCTCATGTGTAAGTCTAAAATCATTACAGTTCCTTTGCTTCTGTTGTGTTGATTAAAAATTTCTCTTGCCGGGCTACAGCCGTAAACAGCTGGTCCTGTGGCACTCCAAACTCGCGGTACCCTTCGGCTACCATGTTGAAATATCCCTCAGATGGTGGCGAGTTCTTGTGGCCAGGTTGCATATAGTACACCATTGCAGAACATTCTGCCTGTGCAAACTCTACCTGAGCCCACTTGCGGTCATAGTAGTGAGGGAATCCTTCCAGCTGATCCAAAGCCTGCAGGCAGTTGTCTGTGATATCCCACAGCACGCCGTCCACATAGTTTCGGTGATCAACTTGTACATCAGCAGGACCTGCAAATCGGAAACTGTGACCCAACAATCGAGCGTGGCCATGCGCCACTGCCTGGGGGCAACGTTGGGCCATGCCTTGAGTGTTGGTATTCATTCCGTATGCAAAATATAACATGAATTTACAGTTCCTTTTGTTATTTTATGTGTATATTATAGCAAATTGGGAATAATTGGTCAACCAAACAGTTTGTTGCAAAAAAACAACACTAAAGTATTACTTTTTGGGGTTGAGATTTTCACGATCTGTAGCACGGAGCACTTGGAATATTTGGGACTGCTCTTCGCGCTTGCGCATCAACGCCAGACGCTCGCGTTCTTGCACTTCTGCCTTTTCACGTTTCTTTTCATCTGACATTTTCAGCATCCGGTCATATTCACGTGCCCACAGCACGCCGGCTAGCCAATCTTCAAGCCGTTCCAAACTGCCAACAAACAGCTCAGCATCACGAGTGTAGATTGGCAATGCATCAGCGTCTTTTGGTACAAGACTCAGAGCACCGTGAGATTCAGTCCAATCACTGTGCCGGCTCTTGGCAAACTTAAAACCAAGCTCGTCGAGTTGTTTTTCAATGCGACGAATTTTTTCAATTGTGTTCCAACCGCTCATTTTTTAATTCCAAAATGTTTGTTGTTTATGTGTGTATTATAGCAGATTGGGAATATTTGGTCAACCAAAAGCAAGTACTACTGATGTCCAAAGTCGATCACAAGGTGCGCAAAGTACTCATAGTGCTTTTCGAGTGTCCAAGTTTCTGGATCAACAACTGTGCCATCGTGTGTTTGATAGGTGGCCGCAAACACCTGACTGTAGCGACGGAATGGCAGCCACATGTCCGGAGTTTTGGCAGCCCAACCTGCATCTTTCAGGGCCATGTGCTTGACACGGCTCAATCGCACGGTGGGTGCATTCAGCGCCTGCTCAACTGTGACAGCACCGGCCAGCAACAGGTCACGAATACGGCTGGCCGGGATCAGATGTTCAAAGTCGCAGTCGTCGTCGGCACCAACTTCGTGATAGTGGGCTTTCATTCCATCACGTTGTTGAATACAGTATTCGTGATAACGACGTAGATAGTAATCAATGTCGTTGCGAATCTCACGCAACCACTGCTGGTCATTCTTGACTGCTCGATATTCTTTAACCAAGCGGTCAAGCTGTGCAGTGCAGTGTCGAGCCACAGTCTGGTAAGTTTCGGCACTGCGCCTGGTCTTGCCATAAATCGGCGCGGTGAAATTATCTAAGGATTCTTTTAACATGGTCATTCAAAAGTTACAAGACCTTCGGGCCATTGCACAACATTGTTATATCTGTTTTGGTGGTCACCGTTTTGTACAGTTACCACACTGTGACAGTTCCCACAGATACATTCCAAGTTGTCTTGAGAATCATTTTGATGATTGCCATCTCGATGATGTATGTCCAACTGCTCAGGAGCAATAATGGTAGCAGTACACACAAATCCGTGTCGCCCGTCAACATTTTCGCAGCCTCTTGCCATTTTCCAGTCGTCAATTATGGCTTTTTTAGTAGTACGATGCACGTCACAAAATTTCTTCCATTTAAATCCAATGGTGCCATTGACTTTTCTATACTGAGAATGGTATCCAACTTTGTTCCTGCAATCTGAATAGGCGCAACACGGTGCATGATTTTTATAAATTGCCATTTTAATTCTCCTCAGGAAATAAACCTGGAGCAACATTGCCATCAGTGATGCCCATTTTGGCGCCTTCGCCGTGATAGGGCAAGTTCAATGCAGTACCACCATTGCGAATATATAACTCACGCATGAAATTGCTCATGGCAGTGGGCGCAGTCCAGGTACCACCCGGGTTCACATGTTCCCATTGTACCTTGGCTTTGGCATGGATCAAGCTGGAACTTTTGAAAGTTTTCTTCACTGAATTCAACAATGTCTTCATCCAATCAGCCGGCAGTGCAGTGGTCTCTGCTCGCGATAACTTGTGCAGTTCCAGCAGGCCAATGTAAACACCTTGATCGATTTCTTCTTGTAGCGGAAACGCATCTTTGATGGAGTTTAAAACATCCAGCAATACCTTGCCCTTTTCGTCTACTTCGATGCCTTTTTGTGCATACTTAAAGTGACTGAAGAAATAGTCATTGTCTCCACGCAGGTTGTCACTGGCACGACTGCCTTTGTCTTGTAGGTCGATACCGGCACGATCAAATTGATCTTGCATTGTTCTAGCTTGAACTACCTTGCTGTCGCGACTGCCATTTTTATAACGCACCAACGCATTACGGTGCAGGTCGCCCGGAGTGAGACGTTTTACACCAGTGTCGTTGAGCATTTCAAATGCATAACTTGCAAAGTTAGGGTCGTCGGTTTCGACCACAGCACATGGAATTTCAGTGAATCCCAAAATGCCTGCGGCAATGGTACGGTGCTGGGCATCGTACAGATAGATAGGAGGTTTGCCATGCATCTGGCATGCGGAACCGGGAGAACAGATCCGCGGATCCCATTTTTTCATGATGTTGATAATGTGCTTGTGCAACACATCACGCTGAACTTCGTAGTCAATCCAGAGATCCTCAATTTGAATCATTGAACTGACAGGGAATTTGTGTGATAGAGCTTTTGCTCGGGCTCGCCAAGCATCAAGTTCTTTTTGTGTGACGTTGTAGTGTGCTTTGAGTTGGTTTTCAACTTCAGCAATAACGTCGGTGAGTTTGCGTGTGAGACGCTTTTGTGGCATGATGATTTCCTTTTAGCAATGATGCACGATGCATCGGGATTGTAAGCTGCCTAGTACCATACTCGGCCCGCTTGTGAGTATTATATAGCAAATACCCTATGCTGTCAACCTTTACAGATCCGACACTATCGTATTACCACACGATCTTCCTGAACGCGGTCACTGTAAAAAACTGTACCAAGACGACGAATGGTGTCTGCGGCCGTCTGCGGACTGGCTTCGAACATGTCACAAATATCATCCGCAGTGATGCCGTCGGTGGCCGACACAATGTAAATTTCATAATGGCGCTGTGGATTATACCGTGCTCGCAATTCCCAATGGTTGAGATTAGGCAGTTGCGGCAAGGGTTTGTTTGCCAGTATAGCAAAGGTTCTGTCAGCCGGATCCGGGACTTTTTGCACCGCTTCCAGGCCGTGGCAGTCCCACATGATGGCGAATTGATGATTCATTGTGATTTTGATTGATTGCGGATTTGATTAATGATCTTGCGGGCTGGGCGTAGATCAGTCACACGATCATAATGCGCATAGATCAGCATCCACTGCATGAGATCTGCTTGTTGGCGATCATGATCGTCCAGCAGGTGGTACCAAGAATCAAATTCTTCTTCAGTCTTTAACGACCACATGTGATCCAGTAGATCTTTTTGGTACAGAGTCAGCCCAGTGATGGTAGTGGTTGAATTTTTGTTCATGTGTGTATTGTAGCAAATTCACTATTTGGTGTCAACCTAGGAACATTTCATTACAAATGCCAGGTAATCAGATTCAGAATCAAAATAAAACAGATATTGCCCGGGCAGTTGATCGGAACTGCCCCGAATCAGTTGCCAACGCCATTCTCCCACCAGTGCTTGTTGGGCCCATACAATTACCGAATCAATACAGCCCCAGGGTCGGGTTATCTGAATTGAATAGTTGAAACTGTCAGGGGTTCTTTCCAAATTGGCAGTTTGCGTCGGGCTGAGAATCGCTGGCATTTGTTTGGTTAATTATTCAATGTAGTGCTTTTTTATATATGTGTCAGCACTGTCTGGTGCTAGAGTGTGCCTCAATATAAAATTGTTTATTTTGAAATACTTGCAAAAATCTTTGCCGTAAGAAGTATCATGTTGTATAGCCCTAAACGTGTATGTTTTTTTCCATTCTTCGTACTTGTCCTGTGATATGGTGAGTGGCAGAACAGATTCAGTCAGCCAGCTGTCAGGAGAAAATACACTGTAACCTGATGTTATATCTTTCATCAGTCCCACAAGGCCTGGTAGTATTTGCCAAACAAGCGGAATCCGTTTTGAATACGTGCCTCAACCACCTTCATGCCTTCATAGTCGCATTTGTAAGTGTGGTTAGGGCCATCTTTCATTTGATAGTACCTGTGTTCGCCTTTGGCGACTTCGTTGCCGTGGACGTCCACAGGAACAGTGATCCAATCAATTTCGCCTTCGCGGAATGCTTCTTCCCATGAATCATCTACCTTGCACTCAAACGCAAAGATCATTTCTCCCATGACCCAGTCCCAACGTTTGATCCAGTTCTCGTCTGTGTCCCATTCGTTTTCTTTGGCCGGTGCTGAAGTACTGCGAAGATGATCGGGCACATCTTCGTCGTCTACTGATGGCGAGCCGTGCTTCTTTTCTTTCAGTTGCTTCAGCATGGGCAGGATGATGGGACTGAGTGTATGGTCCATGCTCCAGGTATCCCAGTAGTCAATCTTCACATAGTCAATCTTCGGATGCACACGATCCAACACCCACATAATGCCCTGGCTAATGGGCTCAAGTCGAGTACTCCACTTTTCCACCCATTCAGGATGCTCAACATACTTGCGCTTGTAATCCAGCGCAGATTCAATGCTCTTGTCACGACTGCACTTTGACCAGTCGGTCCAGAAGAACACATAGTCCAACATGGTGTAGGGACTGATCCAGTGATAGCGGGGTTTACCAATATAAATTTTCATTACCAATCTCCGTTGTCGATCCAAATTCGCACAGTTAAAAATAACCACGCCGCCATATAGGTGCGCTCGTTAGGGCTAGGCCACTCCACATTCTGTTCACGGCGAGCCTGTGGTCGCCAACGCCAGTGTAGCGGGTTTACCGCAACAATCACGCTGGCACCGCTGTACTTAACCCATGCGCTGGCACGGTTAATATTATCAAACTTCATTTTATCTCCTCCATCTCTTGTTTCATTTTGTCTCCCCCAACAGCACTTTCTGTGCAGTACCCAACTCACTCAACTCAGTGGCATTTTCTTGAAAGATCAATCCACGCTTGTCGGGATATCTAATACGAAAGTTGTCACTGACTTCTTCAAGAGTACGACCTTGGCAAACAAATTTTTTGGTCTTGTGGTTGTAGCAAAAATACTGCCCGCTGTCCTGTTCCATGTCTAACAACACAAACTCCGATTCAATTTGGTAGGCTATATGGACAATCTGTTTTTTTATCTGCCAGGCAAAAAAAGAAAAGATCAATCGCAACAAGAACCATACTGCTACAAAGGTAACTAGAAAATTAACCAACTCATTCATACTCTGCACTCATAAAAAATGGTGGGCCTCCTGTGAGTCGAACACAGCACCAACGGATTATGAGTCCGCTGCTCTAACCAACATGAGCTAGAGGCCCGATATAGCTATTATACAGTAAATGTTATTTAATGTCAAGCACGTTGGCACATGGTTTCCAAAGTGATGATTTTGCCCAGTTCCTTGTCGAAATCCAATTCATCGTGGATCACGTACAGCTTGTGGTGGCTGGTATCATTGCGATGGTCATAGCGACGAAAGGTTACAATTCTACCACCAATGGCCGAACGCACTGTGATATTGAGACCTTCGTCGGAATCAATGTCATTGGAACGGGATACTGTATTCAGTAGGCCGCGTCGCGAACTCATTTTGGGTGTAGGCACTGTGTCAAAGTGATCGTCCTGATCATATGCTATTGCTTCGGTAACTTTGCGAGCAAACCATCGTTTAAACCATTTCATACCGACTTCCTTTGTTTCAAATATTCTTCCCATTGTATCCATTGATTGCGAACCAAAAATCCCCAATCTCGCTGTTTGGGACCTGGCATGAACAAAGTCCAACAAGTAACTTCTGGATCCAGTTCTACTCGGTGGTACTGCTCAGCTCTAGCCCAACGAACACTTCCGGGGCCGCACCAGCGAGCAATTTCACCAACCTTTTGACCCGCACTGTTGAACTGCGGTGTCCACTCATAGTAGCCACCTTTAAGAATCACAGTAAGGAACGGCCAAGGATGATCATGCACATCGTCTGGATCTGATTTCAAAAATTTGTGCAGAAATATGTTGAATGGGAATCGTTTGCGCTCTCGAAGGAACACATAGTAGCGTTCCAGATAGGGTTCATTTTCGAACCGGTCCATCACAATGCGCTTGCGGCCCAGACGGTCTAACAGTTTTAATAGCATTGGCTACTCCTTTGCCCTACAATTATACTGTAACACAAATAAAAAGTCAAGAAAAAACCACCCAGGGCGAGTGGTTTTTTTCTATGTGGCCTGTGTGAATAGGCCAGCGAGGTCTATTAGGCGAGACCCAATGCCATGGCCTTGTAGCCGGCAGCAATCAACTTGCGGCTTGGCTTGCCAATTGCGTACTCTGTAACTTTGACACCGTTGCCAGCAACACGAGTGTTGGCGTAAACAGCAAAGCCTGCTTGACGAATACGGCTAACATCTGCAGAGATGTTTTTGATGCCAAAACGCTTGGCAGCTTGGCTGGCAGTCACTGTTTCACCGGAGTGAAGAGCAGAGAACAGTTTGTAAGTTTTGGTTTCAGTATTAAAACGCATAAAATGTTACCTTTCTTAAGTAATATAAACATTAGCTGTACCCTACAGCATGTATCTATTATATGCTATTGTTGCGCTGTCTGCAAGTGGTTTTGAACGACAATGTTGCCATAAATAATAGAAAAGGCTAACAAGGATCCCAAATGTCTCAACAAATTATCAACACAGGCGCGGCAGCCAACGATGGCTCTGGTGACCCGTTACGCACTGCGTTTACCGAAACCAACAACAACTTCACGGAAATCTACACTGCTGGCCCAGTAGGTTCCAATGTCCAGATTGCCAACAACACCATCCTTACACAGAATACCAATGGAAACTTGGTGCTGGCACCCAACGGTACCGGGCGAGTGGTGGCCAACGTTGATGTTGTGCCCAACCGAGCAAATGTGAGAAATTTGGGCAGTAGTTCTGCTCGTTGGAGCACTGTTTACACACAGTACTTAAATGTCACCAACAGTACCACTGTAGCCGGCGATCTAACAGTGGGTGGTAACCTAACAGTGACCGGCAACACTGTGCAGATTGGTAACCTGGTGACCGATGCTAGAACCTTGCAATTGGCCAACACAGCAGCCACAGCCAGTGCTGCCAACGGATCAGGTGTCACAGTGGGTGCTAGTGATAATATAGCCACATTACTGTACAACAGCACCGGCAATGTTTGGACAACAAATATTGGTGTCAGTGCTGTGGGCAACGTCACAGCCCAGTACTTCCTAGGTGATGGCAGCCGACTAACAGGCGCACCAGCCGGGGCAACTGGACCTGTAGGAGCAACCGGACCAAATGGCATTAACGGGGCCACTGGACCTACCGGAGCAACCGGACCAAATGGCACCAATGGAGCAACCGGACCCGTAGGTGCAACCGGACCAAATGGCATTGATGGGGCAACCGGGCCACAAGGAGCAACTGGACCAAATGGCACCAATGGAGCAACCGGAGCAACCGGTCCACAAGGTGCAACCGGTCCAGTTGCAATAGTTACACAAGATATCACCTCCAACGGTAATATGAGTATAATGACCTATGATGGCAATGTAAAATATGTAAACTATGCCACAGTTCAACCATCCTCTGGCAACATTGCAGGCGGCAACATTACTACTACTGGATTGGTCAGTGCCTTGGGCAACATCACAGCTGGCAACCTCAATTCACCCACGCTGAACAACAGTGGCAACATAAATGTTGTGGCCGGTAGTAATACATGGACCTTTGGCACAACTGGCAGATTGATCAATCTAGAAGGGTTGACCTTAACAGCTGGCGGACAATTTAATATTTGTAATATACTCACTGGCGGCAGTGGATATGATACTGGAAGTGCGTTGAAGGCAACCACTGGTGGTTCGGGCACAGGAATGACTGTGGGCATAGGCTATGGATTGAGTAACCAATTAACAAATGCCGATGTAGTAGATCCGGGCACAGGATATGTTGATGGTGATGTTATTACTGTGTCTGGAGGCACCGGCGGCACATTTGTTATCACCCGATACAATGAACAAGCCAACCAATCCAACAACAACTTTATTCAGTCTGACTGGACATTTGGCACAGATGGTAGTTTAACATTGCCTATTGGTGTATCAATTGATTATAACGGAAATATTCAGTATCCTAAAATCATTGCAGACAGTGGAAAGTTATTCAGCATTCAAGGACAAGGTAATACTGGTTCTGCGGCACTAGCGTGGACTGTAAATCCTAATGCGGCATCTCAGTATGCGGCTGTTGCTGTTAACAGAGCCGGCGACAATCTTGCCAAGGTGATACTACAAGCACAATCTGATTCAGGTAATGTTGGGACTGTGAAGCTTTGGAAATTTGATGAAACTGGCAACTTGACCCTGCCGGCTAACACATTTAGTGTCAATTATGCCAACGGCTCCCCTGTGACCTTTAGTGGCGGCAGTAGCAATACCGGCAATGTGACCTTTGACAACCAAGCTGTTGTAGGCACTGGTGATCAAGTTGGCAGCAGTGGCCTGTACCTGGCTCCGGGCACTGAAAGCGTGGGCAATTTACAATATATTCGAGTGCGTGGTGGCGATGTTGCCACACACATACACCTTGACACAGGCAACAACGCTTATTTTGATCAATACTTTGGCTCCGATATCAAGTATGTAAAATTAGAAGCCGCCGGCAATGTTGTGATCGGCAGTGATGATGACACCGGCAACTCAGCACAATGGACCTTTGAGACTGGTGGTAATTTAACATTCCCCACAGGCAATTTGGTTATAATCCCAGATCATGCTGATCTTGGCAACTCGGCTGTTATAGGATCTAGTGATCATAACTTGATCACACTATCTACTGGAGCCAACGGTGGTTTATCAAGTCTCTGGGTGGAAGATCTTGCAAATGCCACCAGCAACATAGCGGCAGTATATGCTAACCCTGTGCCAGGATCCGGCAATGTTAGAATAGCAGTAGGGCCCAATAGTAGCCCTGGTCCTAATCTTTGGGACTTTGATGCCTCCGGTAATTTATCTATTCCTGGCAACATCAACTTCTCCGGTGATTCAAGTGCGGCACCAAGTCTAAATGATTTCTTCAGCGTTACTTCAGCCGCTAATTTCAGTATCATAACTGATTCAGCCAATACCGACCAAACCTGGACCTTTAGCACAAGTGGTAACTTGACTGCTCCTGGCAACATCAGTGCCACGGGCAATGTAACAGCCAACAGTTTTGTTGGTAATGGCGCAACATTATCCAATGTTGCTACAACATTTGAAAGCGCCTGGACTGTGCCCGTAGGTACCAGCACCCAGAGTTTCACTGTGAATAGCGGTACATATAGCATGTGGGTGGATTGCAATATCCCCAATGGTATCTTGACTTGGAATGCCACGGCTACTGTTACCAATACCAATGTGCCTGTGTTGGGTGTTCAGTATGCCTGGGTCTACAACGGCGGTGGCACACCCATTGACTTTACCAGCATACCCAATCAGTTCGTAGGTACAGCAAACGCCATACTCCGTAGCAATGTGTCTCCCAGTGCAACTACCAATAGATTTGACTTTGGCATAAACAACACCAGCGGCGGTAATGTCACTGTGCGTTACGGTTGGGCGCAGATAAGTTAATGGATCAATGGCCAACATGTTCTTTTATACCGCCAAACTCTCCCTGGAACAGCTACAGCAGAACTACTATGGTCTCAAAGGACGGTTTGGAGTTTGATCAACCCAGGGCCTGTAATACGTATAAGTAATTAACCATGAGTGAACAAAAATATTACACAGTTGGCGTAGCCACTCCAGCAGCCTGGGACCATGTACACAGTGTGCTGACCCAAGATGGCAGCCTTGACGACAACATTCCCACAAGACCTATAGAGTGTACAGATTTAAAAGAACACAGTGCAACTAGAGCTGTGTATCTAATGACCGACGAAGAAGCCAAACAAATCAGTGGGCATCCGGATGTCAAATTTGTAGACTTAGATAAATCGCAATATCCAGACTTGTATCCTCCACAGCCAGATGAACTGCATTGCAATCCTTATAGATACAACGCCACAGTAAAAAATTATAGAACTCTCAGCGATGTTCCTACATCCAGTCCAACCAGTGCTGAAATAAATCGTGCTGGCTACCAGTTATATCGATGCGCTCAGTATGATGATCCTTGGGATGACCAATTTGCTAATACTCCTTTAAACAGTGCAATCCCCAACACCAACACAGGCAAAAACATAGATGTCATTGTTGGCGATGACGGTTGTTGGTTTGGCCACGTGGAATTCCAAAGCAATCCCTCAGGCGCTATAGCACTGCCAAATGATTTTGTAGGTGGTAACAAACTGCCTGGCAATGGTACTTGCATGTTGCTGGATGTGGTTTTAGAAGGACCCTATTACATAGACCCTGACTGGTTCAATGCCAATCCCGGTGCTAGATTAACCACACGCTGGGATGGAACCACTGTTCCGATAGAAAGCGTGGCCAAACAGTGGTGGGGAAATGCTTCTGCCCGTAGCAGCCAGTTTAGTACCGCAGGCACAGTAGCAGTTCCGGTCAGCTACAACAGAGGCAACTGCAATGGAACAGATGTAAGTGTCAGTGTCGATGGCCAACATGGTACACCCTGCTGTGGGCAAGCATACGGTAGAACACTTGGCTGGGCCTACAACGCTAATAAATGGTTCATTGATGCTTACGGAAACAATGGATTTGGGTTGAATGTTGACTTGTATTTTGATGTGATGAAAATATTTCATCTCAACAAACCTATCAATCCGTTGTATGGCACACGAGATCCCACCATCTCCAGCAACAGTTTCGGCTGGCGTGCTGCACAAGGTGACTCCGGATATTATTATTTTAGGCAAGGTACTTCAGGCTCTGGTGCAGTGCCGTACGACGTCAAACCTGCGTTTATGGCAAGTCTTGGCAGTGCTGGCGACGCCGGCCGCTTCAAAGGCGAAATGATTCCTAACACCTTAACTGAGGCCGGTGATGAACTGATAGCCAGTGGAGTTATCTTTGTTGTGGCTGCAGGCAACAGCAATCAGCAACAGGTAGGTTCCTCTCACCCCAATTTTAACAACTATTGGTCCAGCTCTCTTTATGACCAGCCGCCGGTGCCATTGTCTCAGACAGGCCACAATGAATTTGGATCAACCTGTTACAACACCACCAGTCGTAGAGGTTTCCCTCAACAGATAGGAAAATACTCCGACGGTGGCAATATTGTATATCCTGCTATCAACATTGGCGCACTGGATGACGGTTTTCTAGGCGGCTATGGCGGCCTAGAACAAAAAGTCAATTATAGCGACATGGGCGATCAAATTGATTGCTATGCTCCGGGTGATCAAACGTTAAGCCCGAATTTAGGTACAAGTACCGTATACGGGACTCTATATCCTCGATATGACACGTATAGCGATGGGCCAGTTGATATTGGATTCAGCGGAATTTGTTCTGCTTCTGCGTTATTGTCAACCACTGGAACATTTAGTGTGATGCCTGACACAGGAAATCGAATAACTACCAGTACAGGAACTGCAACCGTGATCAGCATTGCCAGTTCGTTGTTTGGCGGAGCCGGACTAACAGCATCAACTAGTCCCACTCAAGGAAACAACGACGATGGTTACTGGACTTTGTCTCTACCTTTCAATGTCACCTATAATGGCACTAGCTATAACTCAGTTTATGTAGGAACCAACAGTTACTTAACATTTGGCGGAGGATCTGAGGCATATGGCGATTTGGATCCGTCTAATCCTGCACTGCCAAAAATAATGATCAGCGCCAGAGATAATTCAGCACAGAGAATTTATTACGGCGTAGTAGGATCTGCCCCAAACAGAACTTATCGAGTGCGATGGGAAGGCACCAACCGTACCAGTGGAACGTTGGGCGATCCTAACATGGTGTGGGAAGCTACGTTTTATGAAAATGCCGCCAATCAGATTGATATACAGATTGGAGTGAATGCCAATATAGGCGATAACACAACAACATTTTATGACGTTGGATTTGGTGGGACCAGTTCAGCTTGTCCCACTGCAACAGGATTGATAGCCACAGCGTTAGAGACCAACAGATCTTGGACTTGGCAAAATGTAAGAACCTGGCTGCAAAGTTTAACAGTGCAATCGGACAGTACTTTTTACCAAGGACCGGATCCTGCCACTGCAACAAGTTCGGATTGGACTGATCTAAACAGCTTGATGGGTGGCACCCGTAGAATAATATATAACAACATCACTGGGCCATTGGGATCATTTACCATCAGTGGAACCGGTCTAACCATAAGTGGAACCGGTTTTACCATAAAATTACAATAGCATCTTATGATTGCAATGGTCAAGTCACGTGTCGACACGCACCACGAAATTTAAACCCTGGGCACGAGCACGTGACTTGACCATTCAGTTCAGTCACAGTGTATTCTGCGCCCTTTGATCCTGTTACCTTCCATGTACGGCCTTCGGGCTCTGCTACCCGGCCCGGCTCGTATCCCCAGGTATTTGGCACTTCTCGAAACTGGCGTCCACGTGTGTAAAAACTGATTGGTCTAGTAAACTGTTTGACTCGAACCGAACCGTGCTGGACGTAGGCAAACATCTTGTCGCGGCTGTCGTTTAAAAAGTACACATGGTTGGGGCTTGTAGTATTGCCCCAGTCAGTGGTTTCCTGCAGAACTTTCATCGTGTACGTATCCACTCGCCAGCTTTGGACAAGTCTTGACCTGCACCACTCACAGCGCCACCTACCGTGCCACAGCCTGTGACAGTGATCAATACCAGGCTGACAATAACATATTGCAGTTTAGTCATTGCAATTTCCTCAGGAGTTAATGGTTTGAAAAGGGCTGAGTTCGTCAGCGGGGTCTTGTGCTTCTGCTTCGGCAGTTTCGTAAACCCAGTTGATCGGCACTTCCAGCATCCTAGCAATGGTCACAGGCAAGTAGCCGGCTTCCAACATGTCAGAAATTTCCAAAGATAAATTACTCATTGCACTCATATTAATTCCAATCTTTCTTATCACCGTTAGCTTCGTTCCAGTCGTAACCGGCCATGTAGTCTGCAATCTCTTGCGGGGTGAGGTCTAACTTTAAAGGACCCGAGTCACCACCTACACCACCCCGGTGTGGCCTGCGACTGCGGCCATAATAGCTGTCGGCTGAACCGCGATCAAATGCATCGCCATGTTCAACTTCGTATTCACAACCGTTGTACTCTACCTTGTAACCTGTATTCATATCTGTCTCCGATTAGGCAAAATATCTGTAGGGCAAGCCCAGGGTCCAGGCCAAGTAGTCGTTGTCACCATGAGTCTCTTCGGCTTCGTGAATCCAACGCATGGCCATCTCCAGGTCCTTGGCACCTAAGCTGATCATCTCTGCCATGCGGCGTTCAAATATTTCTACAGCCGCGTCTTGGGCAATCTTCTCAGCCACATGGTTGTCTTCCATGATTCGGCCCAGTTCTGTGAACTCGCGATCAAAGTCAGCCAAGGTCCAAGTGCTGGTGTCAATGTGACGTGGGCGGAAGTTGTGGGCATCCTTGTACATGTCCCAAAAGGTGGCCTGTGCCTGCTCAAGCTCGCTCAACTCTTCCCAACTTTTAAACTGTTCCATTTGTGGCTCCTTGTTTCTTACTATACTTCTATTATAGCAAATTGGCAATTATTGGTCAACCAAAACTGTGTTGCGTTTTTACAACCCAACGCTTTGCTTGATTACATAGCGAGCAATCTTTTCGTCAAAGTACATGCGAACGCCGTCCTTGACCGGATCTGCAACAACAATCTCGCCCAGTTCTGTGGCCAAGTCTTGTGCAAATCTAGCAAGAATGCTCTGAGTGTCTTCCATCTGATCCAAGGGATCTCGGTCCAGAATTGTCTGATAATCGTTGATGAGTTTTTGTACGTTTTGATGCATGTTCTTACTCCGAGAATTCGTACATGTACTGAGCCATGCTAGGGTCCAATCGGATCAGATCCTTTGCGGCCGCTGTGAGTTCACGATAGCGACGGTTCACTTCTGCACGAGGCAGTTCGCCATCGCATGAAAGATTCTCGGGGCTAAGGGCACAGTCAATTGTTTCTGCCACACGCTTGCGACCTGCGGCAGTCTGCACTTCGTACAGAGCTTCGGTGCGCTGGCCACGGAACAGGGCTTGGTATTTGTTCTTGTTGTCGATGTAGGTTTTCAGTGCTTTCATTTGGGGCTCCTTTTTAGTTTCTATACAAGTATTATAGCAAAATGGCAATTTCGGGTCAACCGTTTTAGCGTTTTTCCCAGAGCAGGCATACAGTTTTTTGCACGCCGCCGGTGTTGTACCAAGTCCATTTTAAACAACGCGGTTTTTGAGCAGATGCCACTGTGACAAAACTCAGTAAAATTACAGAAATAACGACTTGTTTCATATGTTCTTTCTGTGGCGTTTACGCAACACCACGAATGTCTGTGTTAAGGTTGGGCTTCATTGTACGGATCAAATCGCGTTCAAACGTATGTGCTTCTGCTTTGCCACGAACCACAGCCATGACACGAACAGTGAATGAGTCAGTACCACGCTCACGCATGGTCTCATACAACATCCAGCTCTTGTCTTCTGTGCGCATGCGGTACAGGTGTTTGTTGCAACGAACCAAAACACTCTTCTTCACAGTGCCCATTGTCTTGGCAGTGACACCAATGTAGAAGTCTGCATCCGACTCAATCATGTAAATGATGTGAGTGCGGTCTGTGCGCTTTTTACGTGATTGCTTTTTAAGTTCCATACAAGTATTATAGCAAAATAGGAATTTCGGGTCAACTTGTATTTTGTGGCAAAAAAGCCACAAAAAAAAGGTAATACTTGAGTATTACCTGGGGATTATCGATAATATTATCGATAATATTATCGATTATTAACTGGGTATTTTACACTGAAACAATTTAATGGTCAAATGATTAGCCAACCATGACCAGAATGTTGGTGTAGCCAATGGTAAAAAGGACGGTCGAATGTCAACGTCCACCTGCCATTGAATCCCAGGTAGTTGGTGGGATTATTATTGTTGTGATCGTTATGATATTCGGCTAGACAATCATACTTGGGGACCAACTCAATGTTGTCTATGGATAATTTACAAATCACAACAGCAGTTTCATATTCAGTGGTATAGTGTTTGTTGCGTAATTCAATGTCGATCGAAAACAGATCAAGCAACCCAACACGGTAATCCAATGCAATGTTGTTGGCTAGTTTGGGATAATGATTTGCAAAACCATTGACAGACACAGTGACATCCGGAGTTCCCACAGGCTCCAGCTCAATATGCAACTGCAAACGAGAATCAATATCCTGCAGATTGGAATAGGTGTTCATATTGGGGTAGATAAGTCAAAATGCTGTTGCCGCGATTTGATTCCAAACGTTTTAAATAATCAACAAGGTCGCACAATCTATGACTTTCGTCTGCGACAGATTTTAAATAATTCAAATAGCTTTCTGCGTCTTGTAAAATTTGACTTTGAGCAACATTTGGATCTCGTGTGTTGATAATTTGTTGTGTAGCAACAGTGCAATGACTTTGAATCCAATTGTCAAGAGTCTCTATTACACGGTTTCTATATTCCGGTGGCAAGACACCAATACGAAAAAATTCAGGATTGCTAAGAAAATTGCAACTTTCCACAGCAATGTTATTTTGCCAGGCATAGTCATAAACTGAGTGCAGTTCATGCACAGTTAAACAAGTGGGAGTGATTCTGAGTTGTATCAACCAATCTTGTTGTCTGCCCAAAGCTACCCAACGATCCAACAATTCTTGTGTTTGGTCACGCTGGCTGGGATAGCGCACATAGTCATTGACCGGAGTCAGAGTTTCTACACTCATACCCAAATTTATTTGACCAAATTGTTTTAATAATTCAACAACGTCGTCTGCCCAAACTGTGAGATTGGTGGTGAATCCAATGGTGATCGCTTTGGCCAAGTCTGCATTGACCAGAGCAGTCAATATTTTTTTAAATCCTGGCGTGATCAACGTTTCGCCGCCAATGAAATGCAGGTATTGCAGATTGGTGCTATTGGTCAATGCATGTACAAATTGCTCAACCAAGTTGGGATCATCGCACCAGGACGGCGGCGGCGCTTGGTCAATCAGGCCAAGTTTTTGGAATTCGGCAGCTAATCTACTGCTACTTGTGGGACTGCAAAAAACACATGCTCCGTTGCAATAATTTCCCAGATCAATTTGCCAGTCAGTTGCATGCCGGGTGGTATGGCCTTGATTGAGATTGCTGTAATCAAAATCTGATTTCAACGTAGAACTGGCTAGACTTTTTTCAAAGTGTTGCTCCTGAACTCCAACCTTTAGCAACTGCCGTTGTCGGCCGCTGATTTTGTTGTATTGCTCCATGGTATAACAGTCATTGCACATGTCAGGAGCATGGCCTTCCAACAAGGATGTTCTTAACTCGGACATGCCTTTTTGAAAATACGTCAACGGAGATGTGGTCTGTATGCTGTTGTTAAAATTAACTTGAGACTTGCTGTGTTTGGACATCCACCTGCAGGCTTCATAGGTGCCCGAGTTGGTGATTCTCATATGGAACCACGGACTTGAACAAAAATTCTTTTCCAAGGACATCACTGTCTTTTTGCAATAATCCGGTCAGCAAGACCAAAGTCAACTGCTTGTTGGGCACTCAAGAAGGTATCAAACTTCATAGTTTCGTACAGTTCTTCATAGGTCTTACCGGCGGTGTTGTGTTTAACATACAGTTCGGTCAAGCGTTGGTTGATGCGCACACTTTCTTCAAACATGCGTTTGCTATCTTCAAACTGTAGATCCTGCACATGAACTGATCCACGTGTGCCCGGAGTGCCTGAACTCACTCGGTGAATCATTGTACGTGCTTCTGGCAGCACCATTCGTTTGCCTGGTGCGCCGGCCTGCGCCAATAACGAACCCATGCTAGCGGCTTGGCCCATCACAATGGTCTGCACGTCACACTTGATAAACTGCATGGTGTCGTAGATGGCCAACCCAGCTGTGACTGCACCGCCGGGACTGTTGATATAAAAACTGATGTCTTTGTCGGGATTTTCACTTTCCAAAAACAACATCTGTGCCACAATTAAACTGGCTGTGTGTTCACTAACTTCGGTGTCCAGCATGATCACACGGTCGCGAAGCAGTCTACTGTAGATGTCATAACTGCGCTCACCCTTGGCAGTTTGTTCTAGAACAATGGGTACTAAATTGGGCATGAAATTTCCTTGTTATATGCAATTGATGTTGCAATTATAACACGTAAACCTGTTGTGTGCAATGTTAAATTTGCCATTCATATATTGATTTATGATAAGTAAACAACAACGGAAAAAGAATACACCATGCGTGACCTACTTGATTTACTAGATAGCCTATCCGAAGCACGTGGACTAAGTGCCCGGGCGCCAGGCGAAACATTTAACCGTGTTGGCGGCGACACCGCGGACGATGTTATTACATTCTCAGATTTAACTTTTTACCCCACAGTGGGTGCCTACAACAGCACAGAAGAAATGATGGCAGTGTTTGACAAGGTACAGAAACAGGTCAAACATCCAATTGAAATGGTCAACCAACCTACCAATAGAATGGGTGCGTTTGCTGTTGCGGCATTTGACACTGCTGTGGGTCGACGCTACCTGGTCAAGTTTGCACAGGACATCAAGTCAGTGCGTGAAAAGAACACGTTCTTCCAGACCAAGGATATTCCCGGCAACTTTAGTCAAGCTGGCGCTCGTGGCTCCAAAGAAAAAGCCGGCTACAAGCCCAGTGATGTGTTGACAAAATTCAAGAACCAGACCCCAGCATCAATACTAGCACAGATCAGCGACAAGTTTGGTCAGAACAGCAGCGAGTATCAGGCCGCGGTCATAATTGCCGGTGCAAAGAACTTCCCCATTGCTGTGCCTGCTGGCAAGATGGATTTTAAAGGATTCCGTGATTACTTCTGCGAAATGCTACAGCCCATTGTGTTGATCAATGGGTTACCGGTCAAAGGCAACGCGGCAAAGGCTGCCGCAACGTTCATGGGACAACAGGGCTTTAGTAACTGTGTGGTCAGTTTCAACCAAGGCGTCAGTGGCGAGCTGTATGACAGCCTATTGGTCAATCCTAATAACTCACAGATCAAACTGTCCAGTAAAGGTGCCAAAGGCGCCATGGCATCTTCAGTTAACCTGTTGACCAGTGTGCGCGAACTTGAAAAGGCTGGCCTAACACAGTTTGGAGAACAGTACGCCGACGTTATTGACATACTGGAAACTATTAACAAAGGCAGTCACGACTCAGGTCCATTAAATTTAGCTGTACAGTTTGAGATCATTAAGCCTGCCGAAATTGCTCAGGTCATGAGTTTGAAAGACTATGATGCCAGCAACTTTGACATTGACACAGTGCCCATCAGTAAAAATTTAAAAAAATTATACAAAGATCGTACCGCAGCCGACGCTAGTAAAGTAGTTCCACTCAATCACATGGTGTCCAGTATTGCGTACACAGTGGTCAACAAAATCAACACTGAGACCAATTTTTCAGAAGCGGCAGCTGATATCTTGAACAACTCGGCCTTTGTGCAGATGTATACTGAAGCCAAGCAAAAGGGCGACGAGTTTATCATCGAAGGATTCAACACAATATGGCCCAGCAAGTTGTTTACCGAAGTGACACTGGAAGCACAAAAAAGCTACAGTTCAACTGCCAGCTCCGGTGGCAAGTTGGTGTTCAACATCAACAAGGATCCCAAGAAAGTTGCCAACACAGACTCAACTGGTGAAAACGATATTGTTGATTATAAACCAGATCCTGACCGACTCAACAACTTTGGTCAGCAACGATCAGACGTCACTGCGGCAGCCGGCGGAGTTGAAACACCCAAACAATTGGGGAATAAAAAATCGCTGGGGCGCCCACGCCAACGATAAAATATAAATAATAATATGAAAACTTTCAGAGACTACGTTACCGAAACAGAAAGAAATCTTGCAAGAGAGTTAAACGAATTTGCTCCGGGCGGCAATGACGGCAACGGTCCATACGCCTACGGTGTAGCAATACAAAAATTTGCAGATTTATACGCCGCTGGCCATTCAGACATTAGTGCTGATGGTGTTGATGTTAAATCAGATCTAACATCACAAAATGACAGCGACGCCGCTGACATAGATCAAATAGCAAAAGCATTTTTGAACAAAGGCATGGAAGCTGGTAGAGAAGCATACATGAGCATTGATGACTTTATTCAAGATAACATAACTGGATATCTTGAAGATCAAGGATTTAATGTTGCCAACGATATCTATGCTGAATATAAAAAGGATATGGAACGCTGGAATAATTCTCCAGAAGGCAAGGCTGCGGCCCAATCTCAAGCACAACACAGTGCCGAATGGGAAAAAGGCAAGACTGACAGAGATGCCAACGAAGTATCAATTAAAATGATCAATCCAAAGCATCCGGATTATCCAGAACAAAATATTTCATTTGATAAACGCAAATACTCAGCAGATAAATTAAAATTAGAAATTGCAAAACAAGTTGCTGATATGCAAAAGTTTATTGATCGAAGTCGTCCAGGTTTCACAATACAAGTCACAATCGGCGGCAAACCAATTAATATTGAGCAAGAGTTTAATGAATCTGTTGAATTGTCTAGCATATTAAAAAATGCCGGATTGAAAAATTAACGATTCAACACAGAGATGTTGTCGCAGATGCCCAGCTTCAGGGCTTCTTCTGCACTGAGATATACATCATGTGCTGGTAATAGAGTCAGCTTGATTTCTTCTTCACTCAATCCTGTACACTGTATATAATGCGCTACCATGCGTTTTTGCGTGAGGTCAAACTCTTTGAGAGTGGCCATTAATTCGTGATGTTTGCCATCATTGCCCCAGGCATACTGATGACTCATGATACTGGTGTTGGGTGTCAGGGTTCTGCGTCCTGGCGATCCGGCCAAAAAGATCAATAGTCCTGCACTTGCAATCTGCCCCAGGCCCACTGTTTTGATAAAGATATTGGAACTGCGCATCACGTCAATCAAGGCAAAGGCAGCACCCATGTCCCCGCCTTCACTACAGATCATCAACAAGAGTTCTTTGCGTTTTTTCTTTGCAACAAAGTTTTCGTGTAGTATCCATTCGATTGCAGGCTTTATGCTTTCGTGATCAACTGCGCCCATAAAGACATACATGCCATTATCGGCCAGGGCTTGTGTGTGGTCTTTTATCGTGTCAAAATCTTGCTGTACCGCCATGATTTAATCCAATGTAAGTGTTATTAAGTATTATACTGCTAAAATGCCAGTGATGCAACTACTTATGGCAACAGTGTTGCCATGAATTAACAACCGGATGCGCGAACTACAGACACTGTGACCTGATCTAAATTGGCTACCGGAACCTGACTAAGGTCAACAAATGTATTGAATCTTTTCACTGCTTTGCCGTTGATGGCGGTTGTGTTGTGGCCAACGTTTACATAGTACCAAGCAGAATAGTCGCGTTGGTCCAGTTCTTTGGCAAAAAAACACTGCTTGAACTGCTCATTTCCTGCGGTGTCTACTATGGCCACACGTATGGCCGGTCTGCTCTGGATCATTTCCCGACGAATCATCTGTTCGGCCACTGTGTCATTGAACCAGGCCTGTGTGGTAGTACCAAATCCGGCACGTTCCACATCCACACGAGATGCAACATCTCTGCACCCAAATAGGCCACCACAATCTGAGCGTTGGTTTATGGCAGTCACAGCTTCGGCCATGCTTTCAATGTATCTTTTGTCCCAGGATAGATAAAATGCCACTTCTAGCTGTCCAGTGCGATTACGGTCGTACACAACTCGTGTTTTGTCCATTTCAACCACAAAGGCCTTGCGTGGAAAATCTGCCAGCACCAGGCGTAGTACTTGGTCTGCAGAAGAGCGTTCCTGCTGGAGAGTTTGCAACTGTGCGGCAATTCGGCCGCCTTCTACTCGGCCTGCTGTTTCGGACTTGCCCAAGACTCTGGTGGCAATGGCACTGTGCGATACCCACACATCCATGGTCACAAAAGTGTCGCCGGCATCAATTCGAGAGTCAACAATTTTAAAATTGTCCACGTAGCCACTGCTGTAGCTGGCAATTTCATTCTTGGTCAGCACCTGATGGGCAGATTCTCGTTCGACTAGTATCAGTGTGCCAATGGCCTGTCCCACTGCCAGTGCAAATCCATTGCGGCGTGCTTCTTCTTGTGTACGTCCTCTAGCCTCAACCTGCACATAGTACACACGCTTGGAATTTTTAATTATCCACTGTCCTATTGTGATGGCCAGGCCAAGGTGCTCTGGGGTTGAGGCAGTGGCAGGAGCGGCCAAGCACATCACTGCCACTGCGGTTACAATCAGCCGTTTCATCATGTTCAGCGAGCGGTGCCAAACTTGCTTTCTAACATTCGGGCGGTACGCTCACTGTCCTTATCCCAACGAATGGTCACTGCAACTTCTTGCGGGCCCGTTACTTCTTGGCGAGTCACTTTGAAGCCACGGAGTACGGCCGCACTGTTGGCACGGATGGTGGTGGTTAGATTCACTGCGGTGTCATTGCTGTTTTCACGCACACTTACATTGGAGCCTTTGGCTTCGTTGTCACTCATTTCGACCACTTCATGATCGCCATGATTGGTGTTCAGCTTGTCGCGAGCCTTTTCCACGTTCTTGGCAATGGTTGTAGTTACCCGATTGCTGGTGATGTCCTGCTTGATAAAATGCGAAACATTGGCACCGGCCTGCATCTCTGCACGGATCAAGGCGTTTTTACGATTGCTGGTGGTGTTGCCAAAGGTTGGCGCGGTGCCCACTGCTTCGATAGAAACAATCTCGCAGTCGCTTTTGAACGGTCGGTACCAGGCACAATTGGTTTCAATCTTGATACCTTCGCCCACAAACTTGGTGGACAGTCGCTGATTGCGAATCTGTTCGTCAGTGTTGGTCACTGCTGTGGTTGAACAACCGGCCAAGGTCACAAGTGCGGCGGCAACTGCAATAGATAAAATACGTTGTTTCATAGTGAAACCTTTCTTGATGGTGATATGTATATTGTAGCAAAAATATGAATTATTGGTCAACCAATGGTTTTTCAGCTGCCAGTGCTCAAAATCAGGGTACAGGGATCTTCAGCATCTGGCCGGAAACTTTCGATAAAAATATGATGATCGTCGCCGCTGTCGCGAATACAGGCATTGGCTGCAATCCAAAGAGCTGACCAAGTCAGGCCATTGATGCTACAACTCAAAGCCTTTTTGCCCCAATGATCTTTGTAGACCACACGTTCCGCACCCTCATAAGGATGGCGGTCAGTGAGATTGTCTACTTCGTAAATACTCCAATTGCTGTGGTCCATACCTAGTTGAGCACTGACATCATCGAAGTGATTGCTCTTACGAGTAAAATCCTTGTTGTCTTCTTCATAAGCACTGGCCAAGCCTTTTTCAATTTCTCGAATTGCACGGGCCAATTTGTCAGAAATAGGCTCTCGGACAACACTGTGAATGGATTCATAGACACTACGAAGTTCGCAGAGGCCGTTGTGAATGGTCTTGAATTCTTCGGCGGTCAGTGTGGGATTACAATACATTTTAACTCCTTGCGGTTTATGTGTGTATTGTAGCAGTTTGGGAAAATTTAGTCAAGAAAAACCCTGCACTGGGCAGGGTTTTTGTAAGATAATACTTGCGTATTACTTTTTGGTGAAGTTTTGGGCTGTGTAGGCTTTCATGATGCCTTCGCCAAATTTGGTGTAGTCAAATTTAGTGGCATTTTGGTAAGCCTTGACACCTTCACTAAGCAATGTAGTGACAGTGTCTTGACCAACTTTGGCAGCTTTTTTGGTATAGTCAGCTTGGGCGTCAATGAATTCAATCATGGCGTCGCGGGCTGTTTTGTTAGTAACGAAAGTGTTGACAAAAGTTTTTTTACCGGTTTGAACGGTGTCGATGATTGCGTCTGCTGTATACATGTGTTTCTCCTTAATTAAGCAAGTCTGATACTGGGCCCGACCTATTCAGCACCCAGTGTCTTATTGTAACATTATTTATGCTGCGGCGCAACATCGTTTGATATTATTTGTAGTGAGCTGTCACTATAAATATACCATGATTATCTTTACCCCACAACGAGCATTTGGATTACAGAATCCAAAATTTTTTGATGTTACCTGTGCCATTGGAAAAAATGCAGGATTAAAATTCTTACCAGATATCACACACTGTGATCGGCCATGGAATACAATGCACGTGACACTGACGTCAGCAGATCCCAATACAGTGATGAGATTTACCAAATGGGAACATGTTGAGTTTTTTAAAAACAGCGACCGGAAAAAAATAATCATACTGGATCAATTTCAGCCGCACTATCACTTGAGAAAACACACAGGTCAGCAAGTCTGCAAGTTACCGGCCGATCAGTATTATCCTAGACCAGGGCCAGGAATTGATTACAGCTGGGCCGATCTAATAATCTGCATACAAGAAGAAATGGCGTATGGATCAGAATGGATTGATTTTTTAAACGATCCCGATGGGTATTTTAAAACTAGCCCAGGACGAGTAATATCTATTTTGGCCGGGACCGGAGATGATATCGACAGCAACCTGTTTCCTTACAATGCATTGAGTGTTCCGCTAAACTCCTGGGGTGCCTGGACTGTAGCAAGCAATACTCCTGTAAAATACGATCCCGGTCAGGATCGTCCATACAAGTTTGAAGCACTGTTAGGTGGCGCCAAAGGACACAGAAAATTGTTGTTTGACCTACTGCGTCGAAATCAGTTGTTGGAACACGGATTAGTCAGCATCAGTGCTCAGACTTATGTTTCATCGGCCATGCCCGAATCATACGAGAATGTATATTATCGAACTCCTGAATTGGATCGTTACGACACTCCAGAAATGGTCGTACTAAGAGAACACAGCCGACATGGTGGTTGGGTTGCACATTCCACCCATAGCCTAGGAATTGAACATTTTCCTGTTGGCAACGGAAAAACTGTGCTGGGCGTGCCACCGTATGGAAGTTTTTTTATACCGCACGGTGTATATCAAAATTCTTGGTTCAGCGTTGTAGCCGAAACTAATTCTACCAAGTGTAATTTTTTTACAGAAAAAACTGCCAAGGTACTGTTTGGACGACGAATTTTTGTTACATTTGGTCCACAGCACAGTCTGCGGGAACTTAGAAATATTGGGTTCAAAACATTTTCCCCGTGGATAGACGAAAGCTACGACGAAGAACCCGACAACGTAAAACGCTGGACACAGGCGTTTGAGCAGTTGGTTAAACTGATAAATCATCTCAGCCCTCAAGATCTGTACGATCAAGCACACTCGGTGTTAGAGCACAACTATCATCGGATTGCTAATCCCAAGGCCATGCTGGGCCCAATTAACAACTTTATACAGTCATTTTTAAATGGTACTGCTGAGCCAGATCCCACATGGCAACCCATGCCACACGGTGATGGTTACGATCGAATGATGCAAGAGATAGAACAGGATCGTCATCTTGATCTGCCAGAGTTTGCTGTGGAAAGTTTTGTAGTCACGCATACTATAAAGCTGCCCGGCAGCCCAAGCTACAATCGAATGATGCAAGAGATAGAACAGGATCGTCATCTTGATCTGCCCAGCAGCCCAATACAGAACAACAGTGATAGTTTACTCAATGTAATAGAAATACCAAAAATATCAGATGCAGATGCACTTGAACAGGCACGGGCAAACACACAAGCTCGTCGAGCCGCACAAAACAGCAAGCCAACGCCTGCCAACAATAGTCGCCGGGTTGACACACCAGAAATATTAACTGCACTTGAACAGGCACGGGCAAACACACAAGCTCGTCGAGCCGCACAAGTTATATAAATAACAGCACAGGAGAACTTTATGTTACAATTTTTGAAAAGATTTTTTAATAAGCCAGCAACAGTGCAGCCAGCACCGTACAAAGTCGAAGCGCCGACCCCGGCACCGGACTCCAAGAGTGATGGTGGTATATGGCCATTCCCCCCTCTGGCGCCAGTTGCAGAAAGCACAACCTACAAAGTGCCCGAGCCAGCGGCTGCTACACCAATCCCATTGGTACCAGCAGAGTCTGTAGTTCCTGCCAAAAAAACACCAGCTGCTAAGAAAGCGCCGGCCAAAAAAACGCCAGCTGCTAAGAAAACGCCAGCTCAACCACGTGTCAAGAAAGACACCAAATAAATAAGTTACGTTAAAAATTAGGGGATTTAACTATGGAATTTTCGCAAAATATTTTAATCATTCTGGTAATAGTCGGACTTGTCGCATTTTTTGCTCTGAACCGAAAGAAAAGCAAGGTCATTGATAGCCCACCAGTTAAAGATTCACCTGTAGAACACAGCGACACAGATTCTAAAGAAATCGCTCTTGACCTCGAATTTTGGCGTGCCGAACATGCCAAAGAGTTTGGTCCTTACAATGCCGACAATCTTGCACCGTCTGACTCAGAGTTAGAAAGCTATGCACGTCAGCGCATTGCTGGTAGATCAACACGCTAAAAGTTCGTTAACAAAATTCAACAGCAAGGCGTGATGTTGGCCACCATGGTAATGCCCGCGCATCCAGCTGTAAGGTGCGTACCAATTTGCTGTGCTTTCAGGGTGGCATCCTATTAATCCTATGCGGTGTTGCACAATGGCCATTGGATCGTTATTTCCCACGTAGCGAGCCACAGTTTTAAACTTTGTTTGGTTGCCCACAAAAGCACACCCATCGTACCAGAACATCTTCATTGGTTCATTGTTCCAGGTTATACTGATATTTTTTGCGTGTGGTCTGCGAGTGTCTGTTCCGGGTCTTGTTATATACTGCTCTGCATCAACATCCGTTAGTAGGTCGAAATAATTGCTGCCGGCCCAGTATGCGCCCATACAGATGCCCAGGTACGCACCGCCTTGAGCTACGAAATCCTGAATACGTGTGCCATTATCTCTTAATAAGTATTCAAAACTACTGGCATCGCCTATGCCGCCCGGAACTGCAACACAATCTACATCGTCAAAAAAATCCCGCTCAACTTCATAGCGGGTAAAGATTTTAAAACGATAGTGTGGGCTCAGTGCGTGAATAATTCCGTTGACACTTTGCACAGAACATTTGGGCTGATGCACAAACAGTGCAATAGTTTTCATACAGCTATTTATTTTGTACTAGGCAAGCATTCGTATTAAACCAATGCTGTCAATAGTGGTCAGCAGACAATAGTTAGCCAGCATGCCAAAAGATTTCCTAGTCCAACTAGCCCAAGCATACATAGCACAGCCAAAGATCCAAAGAGGATAAAGAACAAGAAGCGGAGGATTGGGGACTGTGAGTGCCATAGTAATACTGCAACCAATACTAATAGCCCATGCAACAAGCTCAACAGCAAAGCGAATTCTGTTAGACTTAAAGTCATCTTGTATCCAATCAAATGTGGGTTTTAAAAGTTCATTCATAACTTGTTTTTCTTTCGTACACAGCCTGGCTGGCTAGGTTTTTACCTTTGGCCTCGCACTGTATGTCGAAATCTTCAGCAAAGGTCAGTGCCCAGTCAGTCACTGCCGAGTTCCAATAGAAGTCGCTGTGTGCTCGCAGTTTTTGCTTTTTATAGCCTTGAGCCAACAATGCAGTCATGTCTGGCAATACATCTGTGGCATGGTCTACCAGATAGTCTTCCCTGCTGACACTGTAGTGCAAGGCAGGTCTCATTCCGCGCCAGCTATCAATTATGCCTTTAACTCTATCGTCGGAGGATTGAATGTACTCTCCTGTACGGATCCAGTGGTGGTGTAGATCAAGCACGAGGGCACAGTCTCGGGCAAGTTCAAGGCTTGAGTCGATTCCCCAGGCATTTTCGTCATTTTCGATGGTGATGCAGTTTCTTGCTTCGGGGCTGAGTCGCTGGAGGGCAGAGCGAATGCCGGCGGGGCCTTGTTTACCCGAGATGTGTACGTTGATTTTAAAGTCCTGAAAAGTCTTGCCGTATCCCATCCACCTGACCATATCTGCATGATATTCAAACTCCTGTATACTTCTATTTACGATGCCGGGGTTCTCACTGGCCAGCACACAAAACTGCCCAGGATGAAAACTCAATCTCACGTCCAGCCTACGAGCAGTTTCACCAATGGGTGCAAAAATACGTTCTAGATGACTCTGTACGTCTGGCTGTTGCCACCAGTCAATCCAACTGGGCTCAGTGTAGCCCTGTAGCATTTCACTGCCTAGTCGGACCATTCTACGGCCTGCAGGCAGAGTGGCCACACGCTCGATCATTTTGACCGCTGCCGCAGTGTTGTGATTCATGATATCCCATTGCCGTTGTTCGGCCTCGGCTGGGTGCTCACGCAGCCAGCGCATGGTGGTTGAACGCCCGTTAAGGTCCCGGTCCACAGCATTGACTTTCATGCCGCCGCATTCGGACGGGTCATTAAGCCATTTGCAACAGAAGCCAATACGTGTTTGTGTAGTCATGTGTATATTATACACTAAAATACACCGATCGTCAACCAGACAAAAGCTCGATCACTTCTTCCAAACTGCTATAGGTAAGATTTTCAAATTGGGCCAGCTCTTTTAGCACCATTCCAGGATGATCTACCAAAATCCACTGCACCGTTGGATTACTGCTGATTACATCTTTTACAAATCTTTGATAATTCAATGCTCGGTGTGCAGTCAATCGATCGTTGCTGATGGGTTTTTCTGTCCAGTCAAATCCCAACAGCAGTACTATGTCACTTTGGTCAGCTACCAATTGCATGGCAATCAATTCTTCTTTGCGGTCTATCTCAAATGTAAATTGACCTTGGTAAATTTTTACCAATTGGGGACGGTCTAGTTCTGCATAAATTGCAGCAGGCACATACATGTTACACATTTCATTCATGCGGCGTTTTAACAAATCTCGCGCTGGACCTACTTCGTTGCAAATTACATTGTCAGTACCGCAGCCACGCCAGGTACGCCAGCTGCCCCAGATGGCAGCAATGTCTTTGAGCGCAGAGATTTCCACATCTGGTGGAATTACCGCAGCATCTGCAACAACCCAATTGGTCTTCATTCCACTGCCTTGAGAGTTTTCCATTTGAAACCGCCCAAACACACCCAGGCAAAGGCGCTGCCCGGTGTGGGATCAGCATTGAACACAATATCGCCTTTGGTACCACTATAGTTGGGTACTATTGTTCCGTGTCCGATCATGTACTGTGCTACACGCAGTTTGCTGATGCTGGTTATGCCATCCGTTCCAATGGTCACATGTGGCAGTTTGTTGATACCAATATTCAGTGTTTGATTCCGGTTTGTGCCAACGTAGGCTTCTTGATTTTTGTATTTTCCAATTGACACACTAACTTCCTCATCCCAGACATTCAACGCAGAGTCTGGCTGTTCGGTATTGACACCCAGTCTTTTCTTGAGCACCGTTACTGTTTCATTCAAACTGGTTTCACCTACTACCACAAGATCTTGCAGGCGGCCTAGTTTTTGCAAACTGCTTTGAGTGATAGATTTTGCCAATTGTGAACCAGAAACCAGTGGCTGGTCATCAATCTTGACGTTGTCAAATGTAATGCCGTTCTTCTTGATTTCATCTGCCACTTGCGAAATCAAAAGATCCCGCCAGGACTGGTTTAGTTGTGCAAGTGTTCGATCACCGATATCGGCTGCCAGTGCATGCCAACTACGATTATCTGTGTTGATACTGCCAGTGACTGACAAATTTTTAACACTCACCGATTCCACAAAACTAGCAGAGTGTGCTGTCAACGTATTTTCTATCACCGTGGTGTCGTCCATAATAGTCAATTGACAGGAAGTGGCCTTGTCGTCTATTCCGGTGCTGGAAAAATTAGCAAGTAATTCAACTTTTAACTTTTCCATGTTTTCATCAACTCGTTGATGAATAATGGTATTGATGTCAATGGATCCAATTGTGGCCACTGTACGGCGCACCACTGCTTGGTTGATCATGTTTTCAATTTTTGCTAACCATGCAGGATCAGTTCCCAGTGTGGCAATTGCAGATGTTATACTGTTTTCAACTGCTTGATCCACTAGATGTGCAATACTGCTGGTGTCAATGCTGATGGCAGTGGCTGTGATTTTTGAATCAGACATGTTTTCTCCGTAGGTCAAGAGTCACGCAATGAAATCCTCCACCCAGTGTTCTGCTGTGTCTAAGAGTTCTTGGTATCACTGTGAAATTCTTTTTTGTCAGTAGTTCGATCAAGTCGTGCTGTGCAGCATCAACTATCACTGTGTTGGGATTCACTACCAACATGTTCATGGCAATCCATTTTGATGCATAGGGGTATTTGTAAAACCCTTGTGGCACTACATCATTGATGTATATACACTCCCAGTCTTTGAACACTGCGGGGCAGGTTTCGGGAGTTACTCTGGCACCATTCAACAACACCAGGCCTTCGCGCAAAGGAACAATGGTAGAATCAATATGCACACCAGCATAAAAATTACACACTTCCATGCTGGTAGATGTGGGCATGTTGGCCAACAACCAGGCCCAGGCAGCACGATTGCCACTGGCGCTTTCCAAAAACAAGTACTTGTCTTTGCCCAGTCGCAGTATGTTGGCAGCATCCAGCACCATGCCGCGATCTCTGGGCATGGTCAGGACCTGATCAGCACGATCAATCACAAAGTCAAGTGCGCCAATTTCCATGTCTCTACACGGATACATCATGGCAGGATCAATCACTGTGGATCCTGCTATCAACAACCGATCTCTAGGGCAGTAGTTGTACATGCCACCCAAGTCAGGAAAGTTCATGTCAGCGGGGCGACGCACTGTCACGCCCAACTGTGTCAGCGTGTTGGACAACTCATCAAGATCTTCATTGGCTTCGTCCACAATCCACTGCGGTACTGCACCGGACGGCACAGGAGTTTCTTTCCAGGAAGTCTTTTCACTTTCCATAGCAAACACTGGATCGTTGGTGGGCCAATTGGCCTGTGTGGCTGTACCAACCACTATTTCTTCCAGTGGATCCCATTCATTATAGCTTGATATTGTCATATTTAAAAATGGCCTGTAATTTGCAAGGTGTATCGGTCTTCAAGACCAATGTTGGCTGCCATGTGCGGTGTATCGTAGATCCATTCCACTGTTTGGCCGGCTTTCCAGTCAACATAAGGAACACCATCAACTTCGAGATAGTGCCCAGGCCGCCAATCTTCCAGCAGTACCAGAGCACGATGTATTGACTGTTCTCGGCCTTGTAAATTAAACAGTTCAATGTATCGTTTGTATAAATCTTTATGTACCGGCATCACTGTTCCTGTAGGCATGCGATAAAATGCCAATCCAATGTCTTGCCATCCTTGTGCTCGGTACATATCTATAAACTTTGTTGCCCACCCTGGTAGTTGATGTCGCATGTCACATAGATCGCCACAAATTTTACTTTGGTATCCTTGGCTTTGCCATAATTCTACACTAGCAGGATCGTTGAAAGGTTCGTTGATATAGTCCAGCGTTTTAAACTCTTCGTCCCAGAATTTATATAATTGATATTTCCGCGGATTGTGTATCATTTTTTGTTTCTTGTGTTTCCGTAATGTATTACTTCAATGTCTGGCATGGTCTCCGGCAACGTGCGCCAAGGATCAACAATGACAGTGCCTTTGGGAATGTCGCAATAGAATTTATCTACATTGTCTTTTCCGGTATATCCATACGTTACCTGTCTATTATGTGCCAGCAATAACACACAAGGACCGGTCAATTCAGACACCACTTCTGTTGGGTCGTCAGCCAGCGGATCAAGATAGCTAACATTGAATCCTGCTTCTTTCACGTAGTGTCCAATCAAGGTACTGTACGATCCAATACAGTAGGGCACATCGGGCTTGTAGGCCTTGCCGTGAATTACCACACTTACACCACGGGCCTTGGCTTCGTCAACTAAAAACTTGGCAAGATTTTTTGCTTGTATTTCGCGAGCATGCATGATGGTGTCAAACATGTCATAACCGAGATCATATTCTTGTGCCAACCAGCGCAAGGCAATGTTGTCACGCGGATGGCAAGCACCTGCATCGCCCATGCCGGCTGTCATGTATTTTGGACCCATGATACGCATGGTACTGCGAGCCAGTGCGTTAGTTACCACATCCACATTGATGTTGCCAATCTTTATGGCAAAGTCTTGAATCATGTTTGCCAATCCAACCTTGGCTGAAATAAATGTGTTGTAGAAGATCTTGATTGCTTCGCACTCGTCCCAGGTACCGATTTCGTAGCGTGGATTGTTTTGCATGATCTGATTGTAAATTTCTACCAGTTCGCCGGCCAATGCGTTTGGATTGCCGTCTTCGGTGCCAATCATGATCATTTCAGGATTGACCATGTCCCACTTGACCGATCCCATGGCAATCAAATAAGGGTTGTATAAAAACTGGTGCTTTTTGTCCAGCAGTGGCACAAAGTACTTGCGGGTGGTGCCTGGCAGCACAGTTGAAATCAGCACTACTTTTTTGGGTGACGTGGCATATTTGTTAATGTTTGTAATAGCGTCTTTGACTGCATCGTGTCCAAAATCTCGTGGTGTCAAATGGCTTGATGGTAAACTACCATCGTAACCTTCTGTGTGCGGAGTAGGTACTGCAACAAAAATCCACTCACTTTCATTTATGGTTTCTTCGATGCTGCAAACTTTTACTAGGTCACTGGTTCTTGGGTAAATATCGTAACCCCGGACTGTGAATTTTTCTGCCATGACTTCGGCGCAGTCCATGCCTAATTTCCCAATGCCAATAAAGCCTATGTTTTTCATATTATGAGTATTCCTTTAGATAGATTGTATCATTACATACAAGATGTTGCTGAGCAAGTTCACAACAATCCCATATTAATTTATCGATTTAGTCCTCACGGTTCAAAAAATATTGAGGATCTTGATCTTTTAAGTATGCCAACATTGCTTGATTCAGACTGTGTGCTGTTGCCTCAAATTTTTTGTAATGATCAGGAACCATTGGATTATAATTTTTATCAAAAAAGTAATCACACAAAGGCTCATGTTTATCACAAAAATTCCTACAACCAGGAACTGGTGCTGCCCAACAAATACAATCTAAGAACAGATCCTTGGAACATCTACGACAAATGTTTGTTATTGCACAGTGAAAAATGTTCTCAGGATGTTTACATGTACAAAAACAGTCATTTTATTCCTGTGTACTATTGGGCACATGCTGTTATTGCACTAGACTGGTTTCGTTATGTAAAACACATTGATATAAAGCCTGCTGCGACTCAAACACAATTTCTGATTTATAACCGCGCCTGGGCAGGAACTAGAGAATATAGAATTAAATTTGTAGACTTATTGCAAAAAAATAATCTAATAGATGATTGCAAAACTTCGTTCAATGCCATTGATCCTGATTCCGGAATCCATTACACTGACCATGTGTTTAAAAATTCAAATCTACAAACAGATACGTTGCAAGACACATACTCTGCTACGGATGCTCCAGGCTGGTCCAGCGCAGATTTTTGCATGGAAGATTACGCCAACACCAAAATTGAAATAGTATTGGAAACACTGTTCGACGACACAAAAATTCAACTGACAGAAAAAATACTGAGGCCTATTGCATGTGGACATCCTTTTATGTTGGCATCAACTCCGGGGAGTTTGCAATATCTGCGTGAGTACGGATTTAAAACGTTCTCAGACGTTATCGACGAAAGTTATGATACTGAACAAGATCCTGTGACTAGATTGAATTTGATTGTTGCAGCGATGAAACAAATTGTTCAATGGACTCCTGCTGAGCAAGAGGCCAACCGGGCAAAAATTAAAGAAATTACCCAATACAATAAAAAACATTTTTTCAGTGATGATTTTTTTGGATTGGTGTTGGACGAATTAAAAACCAATCTCAAATCTGGATTGACCGAATTAGAAGATACCAATACTGGCAAAACTTTTATCAACTTGAGAATTGCATACTACAACATACTAAGAGCAAACAAAAAAATATTCAGCAACAGAATGGCAGAAATTAGAGTTCCGGATTGTCTACGACGCAGTCAAGCCATGCTGATTCGAGCAAGAACTTACTACAATCAATATTTAAAAAGTCACAGGTTGAATTAATCGTGTTTTTCAATCACGCCGTCCCAGTGATCTCCGGGATCATTTTTCATGTATGCATTAATTCGAGATCTAATGTCTTCATAGAAACTGTCTAGTTCTTTGTTCCAGCTGCCAATCAAATGATCCAGAGCTTGATGGCAATAGTTCCAGTCTCGTTTACGATAATTGATCAACAGATTAGCATGTAGATTGATTTTGCTTTGCGTCAGCGGCAATTCAACAATGGGTATTGTATCAACAACACAGTAGGCTGTGACCAACTTGTTCAGCGGTACAATACGAATAGTGTCCAGTTCTAACACTGTGTAGTTTTCTCTATAACGATCAATTTGATCTGGGTCAATAATAATGTTCACGGTTCATTTCCTTTTAAATATGTATCATGCAAGTTACATTCGATTTAATTTCAGACCTACATTTGGGTGCCAAAGACACCTTTGATTGGACCGGCCTGGCCACTAGCCCAATATGCGTTGTGGCCGGCGATATTTCCGTAGACGTTGAAATTGTACGCGAAACCTTGGAACATCTGGCACAGTGTTACCGAGCGGTATTTTATATAGACGGCAACAACGAGCATAGATTCAGTTTAGATTCACTCAGTGACAGTTACAACATACTGGAAGAAGCCATTGCTGGCATTGAAAATGTAGTGTTTTTACAAGACAACTGTGTGATTGTTGATGGTGTTGCATTTGTTGGCACCAATGGATGGTGGACTTTTGATTTTGATCCCAGCATCAGTGACGAACAGTGCAGACTATGGTACTGCGACATGATGGATGTTGGTCAGCCAGTGGCAGCAGCCATACACAGCATGGCCTACAACGACGTTGCGTATTTGAGAAACAGTATTAAAAAACTTCAAACTCATCCTGATGTTAAATCCATTGTGTTGGTCACACACACCGTGCCAACCCCGGTATTGGTTGACCACGATATTGACATCACTTCTACCTACAAGTTCAATGTAATGGGCAATTCACTCATGCAGATGGTCCTGGACTCCGACACAGAAAACAAAGTTAAAACCTGGTGCTTTGGACACTATCACGGATCAATAGATCAGAACATTGATCGCATTCGATATGTGAACAATTGCCGAGGAAGAGTCGAGGATTCCAGCCAATGGATACCAGCCTATCATCCTCGACGCATTGTGATCGATCTTTAATTTACTGTTTCCGGCTCAAGTTTTATCTGCAGGGGATAATTGTTACTGCGAGCATCCAATGTTACCTCTATGCCCTTTTGTTCAGCAATTTCATAAGGCAAGATTGCAACCACAGCAGATCCAGTGTTGTGAATATCTTCTGTAATGGTCACAGCGGTTTCTGCTGTGTATTCAAAATGTGTAATCAAACTCTCAATCACAAAATCCACAGATGTTTTGTTGTCATTCAAATAGATTATTTTAAACAACGGTGGTTCGCTCAATTCTATTTTTGGTCTTGTTATTGTGCTGGTATCTTGTGATGACATATTATATCCTTAGGTAAATGGGAGCCACTGGCCCCCATTGTATTTACATTATTTCAAGTCCGATGTGTAAGTGATAGCAATGGCCTTTGGCTTGGCTTCCTCGGGTATTTCACGTTTTAAGTGAATACTCAAGATGCCAAGTTCAAGGTGTGCGTTGCTGATTTCCACGTGATCTGCCAATTGGAATTCTCTGCGGAAACTACGCTCACTGATACCTTTGTGCAGGTACTTTGCACTGCTATCTTCATTTTCCACATTTTCACGGCTGTGTTTGCCTTCAATAATCAAGAACTTTTTGTCCTTGGTAACCGAAAGATTATCATGCCCAAAGCCAGCCACAGCCACGCTGATCATGTACTCATCATCGTTGATTTGCACAATATCGTAAGGTGGGTAGTTGGTGCTGCCTTGTTGGGCACTCACACGCATGAGTTCATCAAACATGTTATCAAAACCGATACCAAATTTGTTGAGTGTGGGAATATCGAAACTGCGAAGTGTTAAAGTTTTAGTCATTTGTTTTCTCCTTATTAAGCAAGTTGACTATACCATGTAGACCCGACTATCGGCATCCACACACGTATTTATTAAGCATTGTTATCTGACGGGTTTTTTACAACTGCCATAACATCACTTTCGTACACCATGTTGAATTCTTCCTTGTCAACTTTGACCGTTTGCACAGCAGTTTTACTGAACAAAATACGATCACCAACCTTGACTGCCATTGGCACCACTGTGCCGTCTTCTGCAATCTTCCCTGTGCCCACTGCCAACACATCGCCCTGGCTGGGTTTTTCAGCAGCAGCATCTGGAATAATCAAACCACTGGCAGTGGTAGTTTCCACATCAATAAGACGCACAACAATGCGGTCGCGAATGGGAGTTAGTTTCATAGTTTTTCCTTGTAATGAATTAAACAATAGTTTAACACAGGCAGGGCGCTGTGTCAACTGTTAAGAATTTTGTTGTGCCAGTTTGATAGGATTAACAACTTGTGTTTTATCAATGGCAATTTTTAAAACGTTGCGTGATTGGTAATCTTTCAAATTGTACATGTGCGGCAGTAGCACTCGTTCCAGTTCGGTGTGTAGGCCACGAGCGCCGGTCTTGGTGGTAAATGTGCGTTCGGCAATTAGATCCAAACTGTCATGATCAAAGTCCAGGGCTACTCCGTCTTGCTCAAACAGCCATTTGTATTGTTCAACCAGGTTGTTCTTTACTTCGGTTAGAATGGTCACCAGTTGGTTCTTAGTCAGTTCTTCCAACTGTATAAACGACGGAAATCGCCCAACAAATTCAGGAATCATACCATAGCGAACCAGATCGTCAGGTGTAACTGCGTCGGATAATTTTTCTTTGTTGAACGCGGCACCAAAACCAATAGAGGTTCCTTGTGTTCGTTTTTTAACCACTTGATCCAGCCCAACAAATGCGCCACCAGCTATGAACAAGATGTTGGCAGTGTCAATATCAATTGTTTCACTGCTGCTGGCTGTTTTTCTCGTGTTAGAATTTGGCACCTTGCATTTTGTGCCTTCAATCAGTTTGAGCAGAGCTTGTTGTACGCCTTCGCCTGACACATCTCGAGTCACTGTACTACTTTCGCTTTTACGAGCAATTTTATCTATTTCGTCTAGGAACACAATTCCACGTTGTGTGCGTTCCACATCGTTGCCACTGGCATGGTACAGTCGGGCAATCACACTGTCAACATCGTCGCCCACATACCCGGCTTCGGTCAAGGTAGTTGCATCAGCAATCACGAACGGAACATCCAGGTATCGAGCTATGGTGCGGGCCATTAAAGTTTTACCTGTGCCAGTGGGACCGGTCATTAAAATATTGGCCTTTTGCATTTCGCCATCAGTGTTGGTAATGCGTTTGTAGTGGTTCACAATGGCCACACTGAGAACAATCTTGGCAGCGGCTTGGCCAACAATGTATTGGTCTAGATATCGGTGCATTTCTCTTGGATCTGCTGTGGCATCTGCAGTGGATTTTTTAGGCTGCTCTTTGATCAACAGGCCATGACAAAAGTCCACACACTCGTTGCAGATACCAACATTGTGCCCGACAATTAGTTTAAAAACTTGATCCTTGTGCTTGTTGCAAAAATTACATTGTGTAGGCGTTGGCTTAGTTGTCATATCAATTTCCAGTCAAGCGGCGTTCAATTTGATCTCTTTCTGCCTCGCTCAACAATTCTGGATCATACGCACCGGAATCTATTTGAGCAATCAAATGATCAATATATGCTTCATTGTACGCATAACGAGTATTTAGGTCTTTGTTGACTTCAATCCAGCTGTGGCCGTTGAACTTATGCAACACACTTGGCGAACGATCTGTACGAACATAAGTATCGCCTTTGATTGGATCCTTGGGAAAAGTTGCCCCAAATCCCGATTGAGTTTCGTGTGCTGCCAAATTATCTGGTACCAGTTGTATGTAGTAATCTGGAGTCATCCAGGGCAATTGATCAATCTGGCCTGTATCGTATAGTCTTCGCTGGGATTTCAAAGTGCGAGAAGGATTTGCATCTTTCCAGCGTCGAGCCGCGGCCTTGGTTGCTGCATCCATGCCATCTAGTTCATCATCATCTACTGCTACAAATTCTTGTTCACCCGTGGGCAATGCTGTCTCTATCTCTTGTTTATCAGTGTCTTGTGCTGATTCAATGCTTGTTGCTGTAGTCTCTGCGGCTGGCACATTGTCTGTTGTGTCACACTCTTTGTTGGGACAGAAAAGACCAATGCCCGGTGCAAGTACCAATTGGGTTCCGCATTTGAAACAGTCGATTGCATGAGCTTGCAAGAACAAATTGTCCTTGTCATTCAACTCACCATTGGGCAATCCAAATTCTACAGCAGATTTTTTAATTTGTTCAACTTGTTGATCACTAAGTGGCCCATCATCTGGCTCAGGTTCTGGTCCTGCGGCCGGCGTTTCAGTGACTGGTATCGGAGCAACCTGTTGTTTTTCTCTGTTCCACCTTAGGCTTTCAGTGGCGGCCAGCAACATCATAATGGCCAACGGATCAAACACTATGACCAACACAATGATAACCCAACGCACTGCTTTTTCCAGTACATTTGTGTCGAGACTGTCATCATATATCAATGCGGCTATGTATTTGATCGGACCGACTTCGGCTTCTACTTTGCGTACTTCAGCGGCAATTGGCGCACGTTGTTCATTGAGTGCTGTGATTTTCTTTTGAGCTTCTGCAATGTCCGCAAGGAGGCGAGCACGTTCTTTCTGCTGGGCTCTTCGAATGGTAACGGCTTTTTCTGCGCCCTTTTCGTCCTGACTGCGACCCATAACTTGATCCACTGCCTCATCCATCTGTTTGAGTGCTTTGCGATTAACATCTATGTTTTCCTTTTCAACTCGTATCTTTTCATCGTAAATGGCAATCTTGGCCTGCACATCGCCTGTGACCATATCCTGGTCCATGTGTGCTTTTGAAAGAAATCCAAAGATACCCATGGAAGTAATAACCATCAGCATAAACACTGCCGGCACCAGGTAACACTTCATTAGCCAACGACAGCGTGACCAATGTTCGTGCAACCACAGTGTGACCACTACTTTGGCCAGTTCCAGTATGCCGCCCATTATCATAATAGGCACCACAGCGGCGGCAAATATGGCCGCAAGACCTGCAATTGAATACCAGGCCGCAATGACCGACAGGCTCAAGGCCACTGCTAATGTAATTAAACTTAGAAACATAGTGTAATATTTATCCGTTTTAGTTCCATGTTCGGTGAGTTTCAGCAATCCATTCTCGACCGTCGTATTCGTCGATTTGCCACTTGACTGCGGCAGGAATTTCTACTATTTTTAATTTTGCGTGTCTACCCCAGGATCTTTCGCCCAGCTCGCTCACCACTGACACCAATACTGGATCATCACGGGGAATTTGGCGATCAATAAACGATTCACCATCGACCAAGATATGCGGACCCAATTGTTGGGTGCTGAAACGACTTTCTCTATCTTCGACAGTGTAATCAACACGCGAACGATTCAGATACAACACACGGGCCTCGTGACTCAGGCCAAATCCGCCGTGACAGGAGTTGATGACCACCGGTCTTACACCGCGAAGGTGTCGAATGAGTTTTTCTTGTTCAGTTTCTTCCGTCATTCATTGAATGTGTATTCGTAATTGACCGAAGTGGTGTTGACTTGCAACACCACTGCTCCGTTACGTAGATGGAATTTGCGAGCCATTTCTGTTTGTGGGCTCAGTGTTACAAAACGCTTGACCGGCATGGTATCTTTGATCAGTCGAGCAGCACCTAGCACAAGATCTCTACCTGCGCCGGGACGGTAACTCCATACTGTGTAGAATACCACAACTTCGCCAATGGGTTCATCTGGACTGGTAGGAGTAGAAAATTTTTCTAACTCACCTTCGTCTGTGGGAACTTGGGTACAGAATGCCGCACAGATCACAGCCAGTACTTCATTGGTTGTGTCATCTTCCAGCACATACACTTCGCGATTGGGATCCACACGCCAAAAGGTCGGCAGGTGAGGACGAACAGGATCGTCCTTGATGAAATTTAGATAATAATCAGTTCTTACACTTTTTATTACAGCCATACTATCCTAGATCTTGACCATAGTCATCTGTGAACTGGTCCAACTTGTGCTTTTCAATTGCAGCTCGCAGTGCTTGTTCAACAAATTCATTGAATGTCATGTCCTGTTCGTGTGCCAGCTTCATGTATTTCAACAGCTCTTCGTCTGAAAAGTCCACTTGCATTTGCACACGGGTGTCGTAGTCTTCACCGGCCACAATAGCCTCCAGTTTTTCCAAGAAATCTTCTTCAACGTCCAAGTCAATGTAGTCAACATCGTCCCAGGCTTGATTGGCTGACTCGCCGCGTTGATCGGCTTCGGCTGCATGCTTGTCCCGGTACTTGGGATTGATCAAGCGATATCCACGATCATTGGTGTAGTCGCACACTTCCACCTCGTAGACCTTTTGGCTCTTGGTGCTGAACACAATATTGGCACTCCAGCCACCTGCACCGTGTACGCCGTTCCATGCGCTGAGTTGATGCGAATTGTTGCCGTAGCAGTCCCAACCGTAGTTACCGCCTTCAGTGATGCGATAGCCAACAGCTTCAAAAAATTGTTGCATTGTAATCATGTCTATGTCCTTTAAATAAATCGACCCAGTCCCAGCCAAATCAGCTGATCCAATTCGGATTGATAATCCTGCGCCAGTCTACGCTTTTCGTAGATTGTCCGCAGTACTTCTGTTCCGTTACCATACTCTATAGTACCGGTACCGCGACGTTCTAATTCTTCAATTAGTTCGTCGGTGTCAAAATCGTCTAGCTCAACATCTACTTCGACTTCTTTGTATACTACTGGCATGATAATCCCTAAAATAAAACTACGAGTGCTGTCATTGCCATCAATGCCAGCAGTGCAACAATTATACTGTACCCTATGCTTTTTGTCAAGGCTAATTGTTCTTTTCCTTCCAGTTTTCTCCAAGCAGTAATGCCAAAATGAATCAGTACTGCAAGGACTGCAAATGCTAACCAAAGTCTAATCATTCTTCAACTCCGAAATGTTTTTATTTGCTAACTGTTGTTCCATCCATGTAATAGAACGGGCAAGCATTGCTTCTGTGATTTCTTTTGGGTCGATACCAAAATGTTCTTTGATCCTTGTAGCGTTGCGCTTTACTTCGTAAAATGCTAAGTCACTTGAATGACATTCTTCTGTCCACAATGCTAAACAACATTCCCGAACAATCAACTCGGCAAACTTTTCTAAAACCCAATACGCAGTTTCATCTCCAATATCTAATTTATAAATTCCAGCCTGGTCAGCAAGTTCAAAAATTCGTTCGTTCATTCGTGTCCGTTGTAGATCAATTGATTTACCACATTAAGATCAAACTGCAGATTAGTAATACGATCTCTAAGAGCCTGGTACTCAGCACTGGGAATCTCTGCATGGTTGCTGACCACAATACTCAGGTACATGTTGGCAGCTTCGCTGTGGGCCTTTTTAATTTCCTGCTCTAGCAAGAGTCGTCTATCTTTAAGCATGGTGTAATTCTCCTTTATTCAGTATCTGTTAATTTTTCAAAACCAAAGTGTATAAGCAAATCTCTGCCCAACAACGGACCATGTTCCCATGCACTACGGGCATAACGGTCACATTCTCTCACAATCAACTCGGCGAACTTTGCTAAGGGAACATTATCCCAATTCTCAATAGGAAAGTCGGCATCATCTAGTCCAGCTTGTCTAACAAGTTCTCGAATTCGTTCGTTCATTTTTAACTCCAAAATGTTTTCATTAATTGAATACGTGTCTAGTATTTGTGACATAGATCTTTAGTTGATTGCCAATTATTTTAGAGTAAACAAACAAGTGTACGCTATCCACAGCCACTGGCATCATAGGGCCGTTTGCGCCGAGTCCATCAATTATGCTTTGCGATGATCTTGTAAATATACCTGCACCGTTGTTTAGCCAGGCTTGATTGGCTTTACCAGAGGAGAAGTCAGGGTTTCCTAACCAAAGATCCAAGATACCATCTCCGTTTAGATCAATAGACATTGGTGTAGATGAGATTGACACATTAGTAGGATAATTGGCCATTGCAGTACTGGTTACATCATCAAAGATCCAGTTGCCTCGGTTGATCAAGACTTGTACTGCACCTTCGTCGGTCCATCTGCCATTCCTTGCAGTAGCATTGGGTCTACTGAGTACCAGTAGGTCTAATTTGCCATCACGGTTCAAGTCTGTTGCAACACATCTCACGTCGTGACTGATTTCTTTGGTTGGATCAGTTGTGTTTCTATCTAGGATAGGAACAGGTAATGTATGACTGGCCACTGGAATTAACGAACTGTCCAATTCAAAAATCACAGTGTCTGCGATTGGCGCCTGTGTAGGATCCACAATGAGATCTGTGATTACCGCTTGCTTTCTGCCGGTGTTGTTGAAATCGCCAACACAGACAGCCGATCCATTCATCCATAGCCCTGGACGGGTATTTACATCATAAGAATGATCGTGAAATGCAAAATTCCCGCGGCCATCATTGATCCATTTCTGTCCGGCGCTGTTGATAATATCTAGGCTGCCGTCGTTATTGATATCTGCCACTGCTGTGTGGTGAGACCATCCGTTTCCTGCCAGCATATTGCGAGCATGTGTTTGACCTGGACGACTTAGAAATATTGCTCCATCTCCACGGAATGGTTTACCCAAAGTATCCATATAAGGGAAGTCTTTTACAAACAACGAAACAATGTCGTCGATACCATCACCGTTGAAGTCTCCAATTTCAATATTCCCGGGTGTGGTTGTATTGTTGCCAAGAATGCTGGCAGTCACGTCAGCACTGGTTCCATCGCTGTTGATTTTTAAAATGCGAATAGGCGCATCTGGATTTGGTGTTGGTGCAGATGCGGGGTTGCCAGTACCAAGATAAATTCCACTTACAACAACATACTTTCCGCCAACTGTATCAAACTTTGCAGTGTTAAACATTGGGCTGTAGTTCAATCCAGCAGGCGTGTCAATATTTAAAATTTCACGATCAGCCACCACAGATTGTGTTTGGGCAGCAACGGCAGTTGGTGATGCGCTGCCTCCGCCGCCACCACAGGCAGAAAGCGCCATAGTCATTACACCAAGTGACAATAATAAATGTTTCATAATTTCTCTCCGGCATCAAATCCACGGAATCTCACAAAGCGTGGAAATCTTAAACTGTATGATCCGTCTTGGTTTTGAGTAACTGCGTCCGCTTCAACCTCAACCACCCGATCAAGAAGCTCATTGCGAGCGGCCCAATACTCATCGCGATTGCTATCAGACAAACCGCTACCAACATTAACACGAATAGTTCTGTCATTGTCAACTCCTTCACATATTATAGCACCCAACCGGCCCGCATTGCGACCAGTTCCTTCTTCGAAACCCACGATATTGAGATCAACTGTGATAGTGGGTTTCCATTTCATCCAAAAGTCACTGCGCTTGCACTCGTAAGGTGCATCCATGCTTTTGATCATGATGCCTTCGTAGGCTTCTTCTACACTGGCTTCGGCAAACCTGCGCATGACATCATGTCCTTCGGCTGTGTCCAGGTCCACGTCTATGCCAGGCATGATGCGCACACAACCATTTTCTGGCAAGGATGCCTGAGCTCGTTTCAACAGGTCAATGCGTTTGTGTTGCTGTAGATTACAGAAGCCATCTCTAAACTCACTCAGTGGCAAGATATCAAACACATGATAAACCATGTCTGCGGTTTTGGCATCTTTTTTGCGTTGTGCTTGTTTCATCAAGTCTTGGAAATTCTTGCCCACAATTTCGCCATCCAACACAAACTGTCCACTAAAGGCAGAATCACGCTGGAATGCTTTGCGATGTTTTTCAATAAAGTCTGCAATCTGCGGAAAGTTTTCAAACTCTTTGCCATTACGGCTGTACAATGTACAAGCAGATCCATTCACCACTGCCAACACACGCACACCATCCAGTTTAACTTCAAGACGTTTGATGCCTTTGAGTTTCTTGGGCTGGTCTGTAGAGTCCTGTGCTAACTGACAACTAAAGATCGGAATCTTCCATTCAGTCTTGCCCAACACTTTGTTCAAGGTCTTCTCTGATATGCCGCATCGCAAATCTTTAATAATAACACGACGACATACATTGTTCCATTCGTCCGAGTCAAACATTTGACTGCAAGTTTCAATTGCTTCTCTTGCACGATTACCAGTGACGCTTCTAGTGCGCAGGCTTTCTAACAAGGCCCAAAATCCCGGCCAGTGATTTGGTTGGCCAGTCAAACCCTCAGTCTCAGGCACTTGTCGGATGCCAAACACATAGAAAGGATTGTAGGCTTGATAGCAGTTGAACAAGAAAGCCTGTGCGTCGGCACTGCCCAATTGCGAAGCTACCAAAGCCTTTTCAATAGTCTTTTCTTTGTGTATTCGACTGTCCGAAATTTCTAGGTCACGAATCCAACCTGCTGCCATTATGCCCGCAAACCTTGGGTCTGAAAAATTTGTTTCATTCATATATTTACTTCCGTTCTAAGTCAGATTGTGTTAGTCTACATACCAATAGGAACTGCTCATAAGCCTGGCGCACACCGGCATGTTGCATCAGTTTGTCTGCTTCTGCCTGCATGGCTTTCAACCCAGCTTCGGCAATGTCTCGAGCACTGTCGATCTGCAAAGTGGCCAATTCGTCACCAAACTCTTTGGCCAGCTTTTCCCAGGCTTTCTTTTGTCCCGGCGTAATAGGATTTTTCTGTGGACGTAGTTCACTGGCCTTGCTGATGGCTTGACAGATAGCATCTTCGGCCACACGCCCTGCGGCAATCATAGCCGCATAGTTAGGATCAATATTAAACCTGCGGCTAGTTCCGCCGGGATAACACATGACCAAGTGATTGCCTTTGGTAAAGCTGTCCAAAAAGTCGTTGTCATATTCCGCAACAGGCACATATCTTCTCCCAACTTTTTCATAGTAGATTTTTTTCATCGGTATTCTCGATCTAGCTTGACATTGGTCAGACCGGCTAGAGTTTGAAAATGATCCCATGCATCTTTCACTGCTGGACGGGTCGCCAGCTCTGAATCAGGCAACACTGTTTCCAACCAGATTTCGCGTCGACGGCTTGGGCGAGCTCCAAACTGTCGAGGCTGATGCATCTTGCCATCTGTGTAAAGCATGATGCTCACACTACGGAACTTGTCTTCATCGTCCTTGCTGTTAAAGTCATAATGACCCCACTCAGGATTACTCATACCACCGTAACAGTATCCTTCCCAAATACCGGCCCACTGTTCGTCATCACGTGGGTCAAAATCTGTACGAGTAATTAATACTAGCACATCTTCTATGGCCACACGACCTTCAACAATGTCCAGAACACACCGACTGTAACTGAGTCCAATTTTCATTTTTTATCCGCCAAAGTATTTGATCACAGCATCTAGATGATGAACCATGATTTCGTTATTACCCACATCTTCTGGATGCAACCAATATCCGTCAGGATTGGCTTCTGTGCGAGGATTTTTCTTCCACTCAGAAAGTTCTTTCTTGAGATAGCTTCGTTGCTCTTTCAATGTAAGCACAGTGATGCGATCGGCTGCATCGCCGTCCAGTGTGATGGGTCCAATTCGTTTACTCATATTTTTTACCATGAACTGTTGTAAAACACACGCAGGCCCAGGAACAACTCGGCACGAGCGGCACGAACAAATTGAAGATCGTCTTCGTAATAGTGTTCGTCAGCATCGTTACCAAAGAAAAACCCCGACGTGCCCGGCAGTTCTTTGTTCTTGATTGCCTGTTCAAGTTGTTCAATGTCATCCCAGGTCAGCTCCAGCTCGTCGCCATTGAAGTCACCGGTGAACCCTTTTTGGATCCACAACTGGCGCATCCAGCCGTGCAGGTTAGGATGCTTGCGCCAGTAGGCAATCTCACGCGGCTTGGGCACAGTGGCACTGCCGTACTCCTTAGTTTCTTCATTGAACTCAGATGTTGCGTAATAATCACGCTGTTGATTTTCACGAGCTGCCACATAGGCATACATGTCCAGACCCATTATTTTGCTCCTTGTTGATAACGATATTCACGTTTGAGCCAGTATTTGTATCTGGCAAAGTATTCACTGAGGTTGTATGACAGTGGCTGACCATAACCTTCTAATTCTGCCTGATGCTCATACCACTTGTTTTGCACCCAATGACGGAAACTAGACGCAGACATTTACATGCTCCGAATACGGTTGATTACATCATTGGCCTTAGAGAAGCCGTTGCGTTGTTCAGCTTTCAGCACCAGTTCTACCATTTGACTTTGCATCTCTGCAAAGGCTGTTTGAAAACGAGCCAACTCTGCAGGAGACAGGGTCATTTGAATACGATAAACGGTGTTCATGCTGCCTCCAACATGTTGGCCGGCACCTTCCACAGCATGGCACCGTCTTTGACCGTGACATACTTGATGGCCACTTTGGTCACAGTACCAGTCACAGCCAAGCCACGTTTGACACTGTAAAACTTCACAGCGTCGCCTGCTCTGAAAGCTCGAATTTTAGTTTTGCGAAGTTGTTCGCGAGCATACTGCACCGCATTGGTGATGCTGGTGAGTTCATCGTTGGTAAAGTTACCAAACATGATTGCAGTGTTGATTTCTTTGATGTTCATTTCGGCTCCTGTTTTGTTACGCTATGAATGTATTATAGCAGTTTGGGAATTATCGGTCAATCAATCTAATCTGCTTCCAGCATAGACCCGGTCTAGGCCCAGCTTGTTCTTCAGAACCTCTGCATAGGCTTCTGCGCCTGCTTCCAGTATGCTGATTGATTGTGTCGGGAAACCACTGGGGTTCCACAGTTGTAGACTGCCTGTGTAGTCCTTACGGAAGCCTGCGGCCTGCAACCACTTGCCTAACTTTGAGTTTGAGCGCACACCGTAGACATTGACCCAAGCAAAACCACACGCATCACGATCGCCATGTTTGGCGTAGAATGCCTTGGCCGCTGTACGAGCTTGGATGCCTGCTTCGTTGACTGTGTCTTGTACCAACTGTTCTGTGATCACTGTTGCAATTGCTGTCATTTTGGAACCCTTTTTAGTTTCTATACAAGTATTATAGCAAAATGGGAATTTTGGGTCAACCTTTACAGGTCACAGTCGGCTATAACCCTACCCTCAGCAGGGTTATAGGTTAAGAACACTTTGCCGCTGTCGGTGCCGCCCTTGACCGGAAATACCACTGTGTAGCAGAACTGGCCGCCGTTAGTGATGCCCAAGAACTTGGCACTGGTAAAGGTCTGACCTTCGGCCTTTTCACCTACGGCCCGTTGCAGGGCCGGTGCAGTGAAAGTGGTAAGAGTTTTGAGTGTGTCTGCTGTGATCATATCACATGCTCCAGTAGGTTTCGCTAGCCGGGTTGCAACACCAAGGAGTGTCGGCATCAATTTCCACCGGCTTGCCCGACATCAAGTTCTTGACAGTGACTCGAGGTGCGCGGTACGTGTCGCGAGACACAATGTTCAGTTGGCTTTCGTTCCAACCGGCCTTGCGGCAAAGACGTGTACGGGTTGCTTTGGCAGCACCAAAAGTTTTATATGCACGGGTTCGGTTGGGACCGTCTGTAACAATAAGACCAGTGCCTTTGGCTACGATTACGTATGACATTTTTGAACTCCTTTTTACTTACTATGCTTCTATTATAGCAAATTGGGAAATAACGGTCAACCGTTTTAGTCTATTTGGATGTCAGCGATTTTTCCGGCTCGAAACACAAAATACAAGTTAATACTTCCGTAGTACACCCAGACGCACTCGTTTCCGGGTGTCATTGTGTAGTGTATTGTGGGGTGATTTTTTTCCATGTAGTCGGCTACCTGGATCACTTCGAACTCATTTAGCAGAGCGGGCTGGCGTATTGTTGCATTTTTCATACTCTAATTATAGCAAATTGGGAATAATTGGTCAACCGGTCAAAATTAGTACTTGAGTACTAATCTTAGTAGAAACCATGAGTTTTTGTGCAGTGCAACATCTTCTCATGGTAAATACTGATACAAAAGGAGAAAATCTATGTCAAAACTAATGACACAATTATTGGAGAGACTGGCTGAAATGTTTCCTAGGCAAAATTACCAAAGTCGCCTGGATCAGTACTTGAGCTCAAAAAATGTAAAAGATATTGCTGATGTTGAATACTGGACACACCAGTACGAGAGAAATGGAAATTGGAGATGAGTACTATGAAAAAACTGTTACAATATGTCTGGGAAGTGCTGATTGAAATTGGCGAAGCTAGACAGGCCAACTACAAGAAACACGGCTTCAAGGGATATTATTAATAAATTACCTGCTGTCGGGCCTGAGCTTCGGTTATGATTGAAGGTATCAAAGTGGCCTGAGGTGGTGGTGTTGTTGGTGTAGATTCTACAGCGTTGGCTGCTGTTCCTGCTCCGGCAGCATTGAGTGCTGTTGTGGTTCGGCCCTCACGCAATGTGGCCACTGTGGATTGAGCAGCTGATGTTCTGACAAGAACATCGCCAACCATGGTTTTTTCAGTAACCTCTTCAAGATACTGTGCGGATCCGCCAACCTTGGTATCAAGTCCATAGCCGGGTAGTGAGGTTGCAAAACTCATAACTGCTATTTGATTATTGCCTTGCACATTGCCAATATCTATTACCGCTCGAGTCAGTAACTGTGCTTCTCTAGTCAACTGTGTGTTGATTGATGAGAAATATGTGTTGAGTTCTGCGCAGGCAGCTGGATTGATATTGGCCTTGATATTGACAATTTCTGCTTGAGCATCTCCAATCAGAGTAGTAACATTGGCCACATCTGATGCCAGTGTATTTGCATAGATGTTATCGTATATGGTGATCAAGTTGCCTAACTGGCTGGCGGCATACATGGTGTCAATGATGGCAACACAGTTGCTGAGATTTTCTGTGATATTTGTTCCAGCGGCTGTTCCAAGAATGTCAATCAACAATATAGTGTCGTCTTCTCCGGTGCCAATGGCTAGATCATTAGCATAGTAATCTAAGTCTGCTTGCGGTACTGGAGTTGTTTGGGCTTCAATTGCAGGTAAATCTTTGTTGGTTTCGGCTACAAGAAATGCAGCAGACAACTGCGGCAGATTCATTCTACCAATATTTGTAACTTGACTCAGCGAACAGGTCAGTGCTTTGTTGACCAAGGCCAAGCCTGGATCTGTCATTATGCTCATTCTTTCGTAACTTGTGCCGGTTTGGCAAGCTATCACAGTTGCTTCTAGATTACTGTTTGGTGTGTAAGATGCGCCAGAACCAGTATTGGTAGCAACGACAGTTGCAGGATTTTCACTTTGTCGAACTTCGCAGGCCAATGGTCGTTCTACTGTTCTGTTGGCTGCTTCTTGTTCCAACAGCTTTTGATTGTCTTCGGGCAAAAGGTCAGTGTAATCAATAGGAGGATTGGCCTCAGGAGTGATATAAATGGCACGTGGGCCATCTGCGGTGGGCGTGGTCAACGACGGATAACTGTTTGGATACATCACAGCAGGGTTTAGCAAGTCTGCCAGGGTATTGATATTGGGGGTCCATACATCTAGTATTTGCAGAATGCCAGCAAGTTCACTGCCTGTGATATTTTGCAAGGCCTGATACATGAGTTTTTGAACTGTGTCGGTCACGACCACGGTTGGATTGCTGAGTCCCAGTACAATGTTTTCGTCTATGCCTACATTGGTCAGTGCCACAATCAAGGGACTCACTGTGCCGGCTCGACGAGATATTTGTTGTATCAATGCCAATGGCGTGCCGTAGTTGTCAAGATTGGCCAAATCAATGTATTGGCCAGCATTGCTGAGGTCGTCGCCCATGGCCTGGGTAGCACGATTTATTTCGGTAAGTCCGGCTGTGACAAGATTGTCCATGCCAGTAAATGTAGGGCCTAGATAGTTGTTAGAATTAACTGCGCTGTTAATGAAAGTATTTGTAATTGAACAATAACTGTTTGCTTGTGTAAAGGTCTGCACAAACTTGCTGAGGTCGCCGTTGCCCATGTAAGCATTGGCAGTCAGTGTAATGATTCCGGACAGCCCTGGGTTGGCCTGTGTCGATGTAACTGGGTATGTCAATGCACTGTTAAAAGAATCTGCTAGTGCCGGACAACTGTTACTGACATTACCTGCAAAAGATTGGAGCAAAAGTTGTGTATTCACAGGCAAAGTGTTTGCATTCATTGCCAGTATCAAATTAGCAAATAAAGGGACTGATGTGTACTCATTAACTGCGGCTGTTAAGGCAGGATTAACTTGATAGCCTTTGTTTTGCAGCAACCCAGCGGCAGCTTGAAGTTGCAGTGGTGACAGCAGGGCGGCCATTATGCCACCCTTACATCAGGACTACCGCCTACACGAGCATGGCCGCATGTGTCGGCATCTCCTGTTCTGTTGACAGGAATTCCTCCAGCACGAACAGTGTCGCTACCACCAGTAGTGGTTGGCCCGGCATGCGGTGGATGTGGGCGACCCCATGGTGCATGGGCAGATACACTGGTGCCGTTGACCACAACAGGCTTTCCGTTCACTCGCACTGAGGCAACGCCTGATGTGGCAGCGCCTCCTGCTGAGTTTGTGTCACCTTGTCTTTGTGCTGCCGGCATAGTGTTCCATTGTTATGCAGTATTTATCGTACAATAATACCGGTGGTACTTTGAATAAATTGGTCAGCAAACGCTTTGTCTGTGGCCGCTACCACTGTAACTGTGCCTTTTGCTAACTTGATATCTTTGTCTGGGCTCACTGTGAACAAGTAAGGCATTAGTCCCGGGCCTTGAGCACCCATGGCAATCACCATTGGACGTGACAGTTTATAGTGTGCATCAGTTTCTTCAATCAATTTTCCAATTAATTCTTCACCAGACGTTAGTTTAAACGTCACTACTTCGCCTACTGCGGCGCCTCTATCAATTAACATTTTAGTTTCCTTTTAGTATCCGGTACCATTGAATCCGGTTTCGTCGATGTATTTTCTTAATTCTGTAAAACCACCAATGGATTTTCCATTAATGATAATTTGTGGAACTGTTCTGGCTGTTGGTACTGCTTCTAACAATTCTTCTCGAGTGTATCCATGTCCAATTTTTTTCTCTTCGAATGGGACACCCTGGTGTGTTAATAGTGCCTTGGCCTGATCACAGTAAGGGCACTGGTCTTTTGACCATACAATTGCTTTCATTTTAGTTTCCTCGGTTGTTAATTATTGAAACGGTACCCTTGGAATAATAATAATATTTGGTGGCAAGGGGTTCTTATGGTCATGTGGCTTATATAGCTTGTGCGGTGCGCCATGAGGTTTGTTGTGCGCTCTTAAATCAGCTGACCCTAATGCTTGCTCATAGTTGACTGCGCCTCTGAAACAACCAACAGCGTATGGGAATTCGCGGTTCAAGTGATAGTGATAGATATTCTGCATCTTACCGTCCCACATCACTGGGTGGGTATGTCCATGACATTCATCCAGTTGGGCGTTGGTGACCATTTTACCATCATCCCCTCTGGGGCCATAGATACCAAAGCCATCCAGGGCATAGCCAAACAGGGGTGAATGACCTTCTGTGCCTTGATTTGGGAAACACTTCCAGCTATAACCATGCAGGTGATATTGTTGAGCATAGGGATGACCCCAGCATTGGTCAACTGGTAAAATTGAAGCTGGCGGATACCATGCCACATTACTGGCATTGGCAATCTCAGCATGCCACACTGTGCCTGTGAGTGTGACACCAATTGGCAATGCGGCAATGGGATTTGGCTTGGCACTGACCTTGGGATATTTAGGTAGTTGAATATTTAAAACATAAGGACTGATACCAATGGCCGCGGCACTGGAATAGTCTGAACCCGGAATGCCTGTTCTGAAATCATGTCCACCGGGAGCCACACTGTAATACTTGTAGGCAGGGGTGCCGGGTTGTACTGGAAAGTTGCCCATTGGGGTATTTGGTAATCCGTTCCCTACAAAATAACGATACTGGGCATCTTCGGTTATGGCAAACACACTGCCTTCTTTGGCATAGTCTTTGGCATATTTGGTACCACTCACATATGGCATATTTGCAATGACCACAGTGTTGTTTGTGGTATCCATCCAGGGCTGTGTGCTTAGTTTAAATTGTGTGTTGGCCGGAACTGCCGCAAGAAAATCTGCAGCCATGTATAGACCATTGCGTTGAGCCTGGTACGGACTTATAGTTCCTGAGCTTAACAATGTTGTGGGTGCATCTTGGGCCGCAACCACATGACTGCACAGAGTCAATGCCAGTGTTAATAAGATTTTTTTCATCGGTTTCCTTTTACTTTGTGGTCACTTGAATGTTGCTTACACTCCAGTACGAGCTGGTGTTGTTGCACAGCGCACCCCAGCCACAACTGCCATTCCACCAGGGTGCAGATCCAGGACCAGTTGGACTATAACCTTGCCAGAATGAGATAACAGGCCAATAGCCATTCTTCATTGTGGCTACTAAGTCGGTCATGTCCACTGTGCCGCTGCCTTGTGCGCCGGAACCATTGCTGGTGTCATAGACCACCACCGTGGTAGAGCCTTGCTGATAAGACACTGTCATTCTGGGTGTGTCATATGTGATGGTTGTGACCAAATCAAAAGGCTGACTCATATCAATACCAGTCGCATCGTGCAATCCATTGGCAGGATCATTCTTCATGTTGGCACTGTTGAAGCATGTGTTGTTCAGTGCTGTGCTGGAGTATGCGTATTCATAACGCTGTGGTGCTGAACTGCCGCCGGTGCCTAGATGCAGTGTGGTTTGAAACAGTTTGTTGCCGTTTGTTTCCATAAGGTCAAGTTCTCTACAGTTCCAGGCATTGTTGTTGCCACCAGCATCACAATAATTGTTTCCAATTGGTTGTGTTGAGGGGTTGTTGGGATTCTGTACCAAGTAGATACTGGCATTGACATAGTTGTTGGACAACCGGCTCAGATCCACCGTGGCTCTGAACTCAGTGATGTTGGCATAACTCTGTGTTGCAACAATTCTGCCTGCTTGGCATTGGGTGCCTGATCCAAATGTCACAGAGTTGCCACTGATGGTTGGTGCACCACCTGATGTACAATTTGCAGTGTAATCCAACACAAATGCCGGTGTTACTGCACCGGCTTTAGGTGCTTCACTTGTGGTCTTCGTGCAAGCCGCCAATGCGACTAAACTTAATATAACTAACAGCTTTTTCATCTTTTTCCTTTATAAATTGGGTAGTGCATCGTAATCAAGTTGATCACTCATGATGCCAATAACATAGTTAGTCGACTCGTTCTCTTGCAGTGCAGTTTGTTTGTTCGACGTGTTGACATGTTTGTTGAACCAAGGAATTGGTGTGGTTTTTGGTGCCGGTGCTTGGTACTTGATGCCAATTTCCTTCAGGGCACCCACTGCTGTGAAATCAACAAAGTCTTTGAGAATGTTTGCGTTCAATCCAATCACTGGGCCGCGCTTGAACAGATAATCAGCCCAGGCTTTTTCTTCGCGAATTACATCTGCATATAGAGCATATACTTCTGCTTCGCATTCTGTTCGGGCCGCAGCGAAACGTGCGTCTTCTTTGACCACTTGATTGATCAAGTACGCAGTCCAGCCCTTGTGTAACAGTTCATCCTGCAGAATCAAACTAATGATGTTGCCGTTGCCCATGAAAATCTTGTTTTCCACCATGGCCAAGCTGGTGGCAAAACTTACCATGAAGCGGAATGCTTCCAACGCATAGCTGGCATGCAGAGCCATGTAGATTGCACGTACATGTTCCTTTTCTGTCACTACTTCGCCCATCTGTTTGCGGCAGTTGATCATGTGCAGTGCTTCGTAGTAGTTGCCTACCGAACTGGCCATGTCTACAATTTCTCGAGTGTCGTGTATGGTATTGAACACATCCTTGGGCACGTTGTAGATATTGCGAATGATATGGCTGTAGCTTTTTGAATGTATGTTGGTTTCAAAGAATGTCCAGTTGTAGACCAAGGCTTCCAGTTCTGGCAGGCTGATCACTGGCATGAAGATCTGACTCGGGCCGCGACCTTGTAGACTGTCCAGGGCTGTTTGGCGCAACAAGTTTGATGTAAAGATATGCTTGACTGCATCACTTGCTTCTTTAAAGTCGTTTGAGTCTTTAGTGAGACTGACTTCTTCTGGTTGCCAAAAGAAACCACGAGCAGTGGCTTCAAAGTCTGCAATCTTTTTGTACTTAACTTCTTCAAAGCGTTGGATAGTTACCGGACCGGCTGGGTCTAGAAACATTTTGCGATTCAAGTAATCTGTTTTTGTGTTTAGGTTGTATTGTTGTTTGCTCATATGTTACCAATGTCTAATGGTGTTTGCCATAATAAAAATACATGTAACTACATGTATTGCAACCCAGAATGTTTTTAAAAACAAAGCAACCCGGGCTTCTTGCAGTGTCAGGATAGGCACATCAGGCCTATCACTGTCAGACTGCCCCATCAAATGGCCAGTGGCTCTGGCCCAGACTTTTTCAACTGTGTTCATAACTTACAGGCCTCACAATCTTCAACGTCGTCATAGTCAATTGGCTCCAGCATGGCAGGAGCTTCTTCTGCGTCTTGCTTGCTGCCGGCCTTGTTGATTAGACTGTAGTAAAAGGTCTTTAGGCCCCAGGCATGTGCCTGCATCAAGTTGCGAGCAATCAATGTGGTAGGAACCTTGCGACCTTCAAAGTGCGCAGGATTGTAGAAGGTATTTGTACTGATACTTTGATCCACATAGGCCGCAATCACTGCGGCTGTTTTCAAGTAGCCGTCACAGTCTTTCTGTGCCCACATCAATTGATACCGGTTTTTTAATCTAGCATACTCTGGTACTACCTGTACAAACGAACCGGCCTTGCTTTCTTTGACTGAGATCAAACTCATGGGCATTTCAATACCGTTGGTACTGTCGATCACCACTGAACTAGATTCAACCGGAGCCACTGCCATCTGTGTAGCATTACGTACTCCGTATGCTTGCATGTTAGCACGTAAAATTTCCCAGTCTAGTTCTGGAGCAAAGTTAGCTAATTCATCAACACCCGAGGCACGTAGTTCCCAAGGAAACACACCGTGGCCATAACGTGTACGATCACTACCTTCGCACTTGCCACGTTCCTTGGCCAGCTCAACCGAAGCCTCAGTTAGGTAGTAGGCTTGGTGTTCCATCCACGTCTTGACTTCAGCCAAGGAGTCTCGTTCTCCGTACCTGAGGCTTCGTTTGGCGTGCCAGTAGGCAAGATTTGTGATTCCGATTCCCAGCGGCCTGATTTCGTCGTTGGAGAGTTTAGACTGGATGGAAAGAAAGTCTTGATAGTCAAGAATATTGTTGAGGCTACGATGCAGTATACGACAAGCACGGCGCATATCTTCTGGGTTACGGAACGCACCCCAATTGATTGAGCCCAGGGTGCAAAGTGCGATACGACCGCTATCGTCATCCAGACGTTTAAAGGACTTAGTAGGTAAAAGTATTTCACAGCAAAGGTTACTCTGGTAGATTGTATGATATTCAGGATCAAACGGGCCTTGCTTCATTACATTGTCAATGAACACAAGGTAGATACGTCCTGTATCCGTGCGCTCTTTCAAGATGCCCGATTTGAACACTTCCTCGGCACTGATTGTTTTGGTTCTTAGATCCGTACGTTTTTCGTATTTTACATACAGCTCTTCGAACAGTGCTGTATTTTGATAAAACGCTTCGTATAGATCTGGAACTTGATTGGGATCAAAGAATGTTATGTCTTCTTTGTTTTTAAATCGTCTCCAGAAGAAAGCACTAAGCACAACCCCATAATCCATATGACGGACTCGGGTTTCTTCGGTTCCTTGATTGTTCTTGAGTACAATAAGATCATCAAACTGATGATGCCAAATAGGATAGAATACAGTAGCACTTGCATTACGAATACCTCCCTGCGAACATGATCGCAAATCTCCAAACCATTTTTTCAGAAATGGTATCATACCTGTGTGCATGATCTCACCACCACGGATGGGACTGCCCAGTGGTCGCAGTCGACCAATCTCTAAACCAATGCCTGCACGTTTGCTGGCATATTTGGCCATCATTTCGCCGGACGCGAAAATACTGTCCAGATCATCATCCGAGCGAATAAGAACGCAACTACTAAACTGTTTAGTAGGAGTACCAAGCCCTGCCAGCACCGGTGTGGCCAGTGTAAAAAGTCCGTCGCTGGCTGCTGTGTAGTATTCCTTGATGAATCGCATTCTCGCTGAATTCGGTTCTTCTCGGTGAAATACAGTAGCGGCCGCGACCATGTATCTAATCTGTGGAGTTTCATAAGTTTCCTTTGTGGCACGGTTCTTAACCAGATATTTTTCAATCAACTGCTCAATGGCAGCATAACCATACTGTTCATCCTTGGAATGGTCCAGCATGTCGTTCATTTTATTCCAGTCGTCTTCAGTATACCATTCCATCAGTTCTGGTGTGTACAGGCCAGCGGCCACATTGCGCTTGACAATGGTATACAGGTGGTCGGGTGTGTATGAACCATACACATCTTTTCGCAACATGCTAAGGCGTTGTTTGCCAGCCACATACTGATAATTGGTATGTCCCAGTCCAGGATTTGATTCAACGTCAATTAGGTCTACTATGGCTCTAAGGGTAATGCCGTCGATTTCTCTGGTGGAGATGCCATCATAAAAATGCAGTTGTGCTTTGATCTCTATCATACTCTGACTGACATCTGCTGTACCTTGACAGACTTTTGCTACCTGTGCTTGCCATTTTTCAATGGCCATGGGCTCTCGACGGCCACTGCGCTTTACTACTGTTATTGTTGACATTCGCTTCTCTTGTTATTGTTGTTACTTATACTTGTTCTTGACCTGTAATTGGGTTAATCTTTTTACTATTTTCACTGCTGGATTGATATTTACAACAGTTGATTTGTCCCAATTCAGTATATATTTTGATTTGTTTACTAGGACTACATTGTGACCTGCTTCGGTCAACACTAACTCAACCGAATCTATGTCTGTACGGTCCAACAAAGTTATAGTATACAGGATTCCCAGCCCGCGAGCAACCTCGCAGAACACATTGTCATCCAACAATTGCCAGGGATCTGGCCATTCTTCCTGGTCGTCCCAGTGTAAGTAGTATCCGGTCCAGGGAGAAAGAAACCACCAGGTATTGATGGCTTCCAGGGCTGATTCCAGCGGCAATGCAGTGGCCTGCTCTCGCAGTTGTGTCCAACTGCTGAGCCTTGATTCAAATGTTGCCGGCCATTTCACGTTATGCTAGATGTGTTATGCTGTAGGTCAATGATCCGGCTGTGCCGGTGTTGGTGCTGATGTAGCGTAGGAAAACATCCGATCCAGTCTGCGTCACTGTGAGAGCAATTCCGGTGCTGGTGTTTTCGGAGTAGTCGTCAGTGTAGGTTAAATTGTTAGTGGCACCATTGGTGGCCACAACAATGGTGCCACTGCGATAGGCTGAACCTCTTGTCACAGTGTAATTGATGCTGATTGCTCGAATACTACTCACGTTGTAAGTAACTGCCACTGTGGCTGTGGGCACATTATTTGCCAATACCGCTGTCAGTCCAGAATTTCGTACATAGGTTCCCATTGCCAACTGCTGACCGTTGGTAAATGCAATGCTGGCAGCACCATTGAGCTGAATTCTTGGGTACAACACTGCATTGGCATCAGTACGTTCGAACAGATCACCTACACTGATGTTGTTGGGCGATCCAAAGTCAATAATTGCAGTGAACGGTTGTGTTATTCCGCCAAAGTGATTGCCGACATCGCCGAAAGTATTCTGTGCTGTGGCGTTGCGATCAACGCCAAACATAATGCCCTGTTCGTAGATAGTGTCAAAATCGCAGCTGGTGATGCTAAACCCTTGTGCGTCGTACTGAACTCCAAGTGGGTTGGTTTGTACTACTACACCTCGATACAGAGTAGAAAAGCGGCTGCTGGTGGTCACTACTCCGCGTACCTGCTGGTCTGTGATCATAGCATATGTTGTTCCACTGAAACTACAGTTGTTGAATTTAATCTGCTGTGTCACTAGCGCATTGCTGCTGGCAAATCGAACGCAGGCTGTGTCGCCTCGTGTCAAAGGATTTGTAATGGTGGCTGTGGTAAAGGGTCCGGCAAAACTGACCTGATTAAAAATACACTCATCGGCACGATCGACCAACGCAATATTCATTGCCCGTGGCGACTGAAAACTCATTTTTTCAATAGTGATACTGATTGGAGGCGTTGCTCCATTGGTGCCAATGTCAACTCCGGTCTGTTGCAAACTGTCACCAGTCTGCATCACATAGGATGCAGACGACCCCACTGCCATTTGAATAATACTGTTACTAATGCCTTCGCCAATCAGTGTGGCATAGGGTGGCACAATTATGGCGCCAGTTACTAGGTATACGCCAGCAGGAAAAAACAAACTTCTACGAATTGCCGGATTGACTTCTCTACAGTACAGCTGATAAAGTGCGCGATTGATAGCTGCGGTATCATCTGTAATACCGTCACCGGCTGCACCAAAATCTTTAACTGTGGCAAATTGGTCCATCCAATTTTGCAAAGATATCTTAACTGGTGTTCCGGCACTGAAACCTGTTTGTACAGTATAACCTGTTGCAGCCTGACCACTGTAGATATAGTCCTGCACCAAAACTAAGATGTCAGAAAATTCTGTCAGAATTTCTGTATTGCCCACTACCGGAGCACCTTCTTCTAGGGTGCCATTGCCAATGAACAATCTGCGTTCGTCAACACTCCATCCTAATTCAGCACCGGCCAGTTGTGGCAGATCATCCTGTAACCCTTTACGCTGGGTAATTCGCGAAATTTGTACAATAGCCAATTTAGTTGTCCTCTGTTATCAACTATTTAGCATGTAATACTGTTCAACTCTTTTCCACCAAAGACCGCAGTACTTTTCAAACTCAGAGCCTTCTAGTATAAATTCTTGGTATTCAGGCTGGGTCAGTACATTGCCCATGTCATCTGTAGTGGGCTTGACACACATCAAAATAACACCTTTTTTAATCTGTGTACCGTGTAGTTCGTTGTGTGCTTCAGCATAGGCGCAGAGTTGTATGAAATAGTCGTCGATCCACTCGCGCTTTTTGGGCTTGTTGGTCTGTTTGTAGTCCAGTATGCTTTCCTCGTTCAAATGCACACCGGCAGCGTCTGTAGTGCCAGCGTAGATACTTGGAAAATACAACGGAACTTCGTAGCCCCAGAATTCGTTAACACGATCAGTTATTCCACGATCAATCACCACCTGGGCCATGGCGTGACTGGCCCACCCGAATGGATTGGTACCACGCTCTCGGATTGTGCCAGTCTTTACATAGTCTTCAAGATAGGTGTGCATTCTTGTACCACGATTGGCAGCTTCGGTTGTGATCTGTTGTGCCTTGGCTTCGCCTACTGCTTTACGCCAGTTGGCCAAGGCAATGCGACTTTCTGCTGGTTTGGTCTTGTCAAGGATAGTTGTTACACTGGGTAACTTGTTACCGTCAGGAGTAGCGTAAAAGCGTTTGCCGTTTACTTCTACTCGTGGCACAGGGGCGTAGTTAAATTTTGGATTGTACATAAGTCTATTTTCGAGTACTGGGACCATATTTGTCTAAATATATTTTTTGATTGTCTCGAGCAATTTTCATCATACTTTCTATCTTTTCTGAACGATTTGTATCATTATATAATTGTTCTAATGATTTAATAATTTTATTGATTTTCTTTGACGGTGATATTTCTAAATCATAACTTTCATCTATTACTTCATTGAAAGTTTTAAAACCCATATTGCGCAATTTTGCCAATGATGCGTGACCTGACAATAATAAAAATGGCATACCAGCAACAAGACAACGTGCGGTTTTTTCTGTGAACCAATGATTGATCATTGGATCTGTTTCGGCTATTACTTCAATGTAATAAGATCCAGCAATTTCATTATATGCTTGATAACTGTCTGTCCAGCCGCCACTGCCACATGAATTAAGTGGTTGTATATTATTACTATCGAATACCTTATTTGTTATCCAGTTTATTTCATTGGTTGCAGTCGATGTGTTTTTTAACTCCTGTAAAACATAATTTTTATCGGCTAAAAATGTTGTAAAATTATCACCAGGAAAGCAACGATCAATTTCATATGCTAACTGTAATCTATAATGGTCAAATCTTCCTAGTAATAGCCCAACAAATTTTTGATTCCTTGATGGGTTAATTTTTATTAAATCTACATGGATGCCTGCCATATTAAAAATTTCTAACGGTATAGTTTGATTTATATAACCATCTAGTGTAGATTCTGGGGAATGAGAATAAATTATAATACAATCTGGGTTGATATCATGTGTGTTGCATGCCCAGTTTAAAAATTTTGTAAATCCACGAGTAATTAAATCTTCACCGTCGGGCGCTAAAACTAATATTGTGTGATCTTTATAATGGTTGGCCAGTACATTATCTAGCAATGCCAGATGGTTTCGGGAGAACGAAAAATGAAAATGCTGTGCGTTGATAACAATAAATTCCGAGTCTAACCTGACTATTCCAAATAGTGCGCTGTCAGTAATATACGCAAACCTAAGTCGAATTTCATTAAACGTCGGGACGTACACGTTCAAACTCTAAAACTTTCTCCGCAACCGCAACGATCACGCTCATTGGGATTGACAAAATCAAATCCCTCATTGAGTCCGTTGCGGACCCAATCCATACTCAATCCGTCTAAATAGACAAGACTTTTAGCATCTACTAAAATAACAAAACCGTCGTGAGCAAAATTAGTCACTCCTACTTCAGCTTCGTAACTATCTACATATTCCAACACATAAGCCAACCCGCTGCATCCTGTGGTTCTGACACCTATACGGATGCCCGCGCCACGGCCACGTTTTGCCAAATTCTGTTTGATTCGTTTACTGGCTGTGTCGGTTACGGTAATCATCAACTGCTGCCTTTATAGCATCTTCTGCTAGGATTGAACAATGTATCTTTACCGGAGGTAAGGCTAGTTCTTCGGCAATGTCGGAGTTTTTGATTGATCCGGCTTGGTCGAGTGTTTTTCCTTTGACCCATTCTGTAATGAGGCTCGAACTCGCGATAGCCGATCCACAGCCATACGTTTTAAATTTCGCATCTGTAATAATACCTGTATCATTGTCGACCTTTATTTGCAATTTCATAACGTCACCGCAGGCCGGGGCGCCAACCATGCCTGTTCCGACACCGTTCTCGTCCTTGGCAAAACTGCCCACGTTACGAGGATTTTCGTAGTGATCAACCACTTTGTCAGAATAGGCCATGTCATTTACTCCGGTACAATGTTGGCCGCTTGCGGGCCTTTTTGTCCTTGCACAGCATCATACGATACACGCTGATTTTCTTTGAGGACTTTGAATCCAGGAGTTTGAATTGCCGAATAGTGTGCAAACAATTCTTCGCCACCTGCGTCTGGAGTAATAAACCCAAAACCTTTGGTTTCATTAAACCACTTTACTTTACCTAATGCCATTTTACTGCTTTCTAATATGTTAATTTACAATTACTCGGATTGAGTTCTTGTTATCTACCTCAAATGTATTATACTACACTCTGCATGTATTTACTACTCTTTTGGTTCTTTTATCCAGTGCTTTTTTCGGTCGCTGAATGTAATTGGTTTGTAATCATAATTTTCTGGGCAAAATTTACATTGATCAATTTGGTTGTCGATCTGTGCAATAAAGTCCTGGCCAGTCTTTGGATCTTGTTCAAATGCATCTATGGTCAATGGCACGTATCCGTGCAGTAATGCTCGATCCTGATCACTTATTTCAAAATGATATTGATTGTCAAATTCCGGCATCAATGCAGCCGGGCCACACTTGTAAATTTTGCCTCGAATCATGTGATAATTTTTGAATCTTCGAAAGGTACAGTTTTCGTGTGCCACAACAGGATCACTTTGATACAAGGTGTATTTGTTGTTCGGCAGTTCGATAATGTTGCTCTGAACAAATTTATTGCTCATCCAGGCATGTACATATTTGCCTTGTTTATTTTGAAACTGATAATCGCTGCCAATCGGATCATCTGGATTTTGAGTTTCTGTTGTGGTTGGGCCTAAAAAATTTCTAATTCTGTTAAATATTTCTTCTCGATCGTCGGGATTGTGTATGCTGATGCCTATCCAATTGTTGTGGTCAACAGCATCATACAACCCCTTGACACAGTCTATTCTAGTGCCGTTGCTCTGTACCTGTACTCCAGAATGATCTGGCCACAGTGCATTGACGCCTTTGATCCATTTTACAATGTCAGGATTCAGCAGGGGTTCTCCCCCAAGTATCACTGGATGTCGAATATCTATTTTTTTGGCCCAGCGTGTAAGTATGGGCTCGGCTTCGTCCCAGCTTTGCCAGCCGCTGAATTTATAATTGTTGTAGCGATTACAACCGTTGCAGGTTAGGTTACACACATTGGTGATGTAGAATTCTAACTTGTCGATCAAGATTCTTTGTGTCATAGCGATATTTAATGCCGCAGCGGGCTGAGATGTTTTTATTGTCGGCGCTTCATAGCCGACTTGGCGTTGCTGTCAACTACGGTTCTTGCTTGGTCCACACTCATTCCAGCAGTGGTTTCGGTGTTTCCTTTAAATTTGATCACGCCTGATGTTGGGTCGTACGGCTCGAGCATTGCGCTCAGCGGCTCCGAATCAATCATTGATGCCAGTGATTGCTCAGTGACATTCACTCCCAGTGACTGAGCCAACTGAATGAATGCCTGTTGACTGATTTGTTTTGGTGCTGCTTCGTCGTCTGCGCGGTCGTTGAGAAACTGACTCAGTGCTGCTAGTTTGAGTGTGTTGTTGGGACTTTCTTCAAACTCGCGCAGTCGCATTATCTACGCTCACGACCAAGTCCGGCAGCAGCTGGTTCTTCAATGTCTGCTTCTGCATCAGCAGCCAAATCATCTAGATCGTCCATCTCGCCAGGTACAGCGCCAGCTGCTGGATCTGGCAGTTCAGCACCAACATCTGGAGCAACTGGGGCTGCGTCTACCGGTGCTTGACCAGTCACAGTGCCCATGGCAGATTCTAACTGTGTTTTGGATGTTTGAAGATTCTGTACCATACCGCCCAAGGCAGCAGTGGCATCAGCATTGAATTTTGTTGCTTGCTCGTAACCAATTTGATTGCGAATTTGATCAACTAGCGCAGGCAAATCTTTGAACTGCAAAGAAGTGACCTGTTCGACCATTTTTTGCACTTGGTCTACCATGTCTTGACTGGCCAAAATAACCTGTGCTTGTTGCACTTCGCTTTCGGCTAGACGACGGCCTGTTCTGCGACGAGTTTCAGCTGTCATCGCGGCACTCAGTGCAGCACCTTGTACCATTTTTTGTTCGTCTTGTGACAGACTCTGACCGGCAGCACTCTTGGTCATTGCTGTTTTGAGCTTGGGATCAGTGATCTTATTTAGAGCTTGTTTTGTTTTGGCAGGGTCTGGTTGTCCCAGTGTGGTTGCTGGAATTTCTTCTTTGATTTTTTTAGTCAGTACCTGTTCCAGCATGATCAATTTCAAATATGCAGAATTTTGTTCACTGACATGGAACTTGGGAGTACGACGGTGCTCGCTTAGTAAGCCACGCACTCGCCCCAGTAAGGCCTGAGCTTGACGCTTTGAAATTGATTCAAAGGTGATACTGTTGCCAAAGTAGCTTTCGAATACTTTAGCAACTTGTTTTGTTTGTGGCAGCACGGCCAGTTCTTGCAGTTTCATTATCGAATCCTCGTTGTTGATAGTATTTAGCCCGATTAATATATTTGGACAATCTATTTTCTATCTCTTTTTTCTTTAAGATTTTGCTTTCCAATTTAGTCAGGATAATTTCACGTTGCTCGGCGTTCTTAACACGCTCACCGATGGCAGCACGAGTATTGATATCTATAGTTAAGTGATGTAGATTATTGTCCAGCTGAATCAGCTCTCTGGCTACGTTGTATTGCTTGAATTTGTCAGCAATGCACCAGCTCAATGCGGATCTACTGCTGTGAAAAATGCCAATGTCACTCAGTGAACAATGCACTCTAAAACCCGCAGCTTCTTTGACTAGACTGTAGCGGCCAAAAACTGTATAGTTGCCTTCGGAGTTTTTCCAAATACTATTGTGTTCTAACGTGGGAAATTCTTTAAGAAATGCTTTATCTATTTTCATTTGACCACATACTGTACAAGTAGCCATCCAATGACAGCAGCCATGGAGCCCATGATGCCCAGGCCCCAGGAAATCAGTTGGTTGTTGCGTTTGTCGGCCATGTCTCTGACCATATCGCGTACCTGCATGACCATCTGCTCTAGACTGGCAATTTTGGCGTCCACATTATCTAGACGCATCTCTAATGCACTATAGCGTTCTGCGCATAGTTCTACGTGTGCTTCTAAACTTTTTTTCTCAATAGCAGTGGTATCAACCATTTTAGTTCTCCGTTACGTTATTTATGAAGACCGGTGCGAACCATATGTTCTGTTGCGGTCCTGTAGTAACCAGCGTTGCTAACATGTCGGGACGGTTATTCAGTCCCAGCAACATGGGAACGCCTGCGGCATCTGTTCGTAACACCGCAGTAGGGTCAGCATCGTCGCCATAGATGTTGTTGGATTCTGTTTCAAACTCAAACATCCAAGAACGATTCAACTGGTCTGATATAGGTGTTTGTATGCGGAATAGCTGTGTACGTAGACCCAGTATCTGTGTGATGGTTTCCCAATTGCGTTGCTGATTTCTTGCACAGTTCCAGTCGGCTTCGTTGGTTATTGCGTTGCCGGAGTGATCGCGAAAAGGCACACGGCTGGGCTTGTAGTGTCCTGTAACACCGGTGGCAGTTATATCAAAAAAAGTTTGTACTAGAAATCTCATGGGTTTTTTCTGATTAATTCATACAGCACTTCCACTTTGTTACACAACTCGTTGAGTGCTGCATTGGTGTGGCGTGATTCAAATATTTCTACCCAGCGACGTTTGTGTTCTAGTTCTTCAAGTTCTTGGTGTAGTTTAGGATCCTGATAGTGCAGTGACCTTGCGGTGCTGCCGGGCTGACGTGCATACACTGTACGGCCACCGTCAGGGCTTTCAAATATTGTTACTTCAGTTATCTTGCTCACCATCATGATCGAGTATTTAAGTCATTGTTGCAAGACCCATATTAAAGTCAATAAAAAAGCCCCTTTCGGGGCTTTTGTTTTTACGCGGCGTCTACAAACTTTTTGAGTTCTTCGGCCTGGCTGATGATGTCCGTTGTTGATGGAAAATCAGGCATGGTTGGGAACGGAAGGCTTGCACGATTGGCATCAGTCAGCTTGGAGTGATACTCGTCGCTGAGTTTGCTGCGTTTTTCGTAAATTGGCGCTTGAAGAATTTCTTTGGCCAAGGTAAGAAGTTCGAGACGGATCTCGTAAGGTGTTTTGCTCATGTTTTTCTCCTGTGTATGTGTGTGTTGATCCGGTCCCGCCCTATGCAGGACAAGATTGTTACACGAGCATGTTTACTTAGCGATATAAAATCGACCCAACAAAAAACCTGCCGAAGCAGGTTTTTATTTTACGAACTAATTGCTTAGTTTGTGAATGTTGCTGTGCCAGCTGTGGTAACAGCGTAGCCTAGAGCAGCAGTCAATGCAGCGTCTAGATCGCCAGCGTTGGTGTAGTCCCATGCAGCAGTTGGGTATGTGGCCAAAGCTAGTGTAGCTGTGTTAGAGCTGTTAGTTGTGAATTCATAGATGGCAATAGTTGCCTTGGTCTGAATTGTCTGGATTGCAATTGCCAATGAAGAGCCACTGACTGTAGCGTTACCTGTGAAAGTAACTGTGCCGAAGTCTAGTTTTGGGCCTGCTGCATTAACTGTTGCACCACTGGTTACTGTGTTTGCACCACTGTTGTGGCCTGCGCCGGGGGATGCTGGTGTTGTACCAGAATCCATGTTAACAACTGGTTGAAAGTTGCCGTTTACTTGTGTGATATAAGCCATTTAAAATCTCCTTAGTGTATGGTCACGTTGGACCTGCACTTATTTATACATTTGGTAAAAAATCTCCAATTAGGCCAGTTGATCCGGATTGTTTTGTTGTACGTTGGCCCGGGTAAATCCAAAGCGATTCACTGCTTTGGCCATGCCCGATGGAGTGGCCATAACCCAGCCTTCTTGTCCAGGATGTTGACGATCCAGCTGTCCCAGGGTGTGCTGTTTCAGCTTGTGCAATAGCACAAATGCAGTAAAGGCGGCTGCTATGCCGTCGGTGTTAGAACGCGGACTCTGTAGATATTCTGCAATGTTGTTGAATTTTCTCGGTGTCACAGTGGCCTGTAACCACTGTCCAAATTCGGGTAGAATTGTTGACAAGTTGAAATCATTGTATGCAGGATTCTTAACAATGCTGTTGATGTAGTCAATGCAGAGTTTGGGCAGATCTGTGATACCACGAGAACGTAGATCAGCCGGATTAAACAACTGATCAATGGCAGCACCATTTGCTCGAGCCAGCTGTTTGATCTGTGTGGTCAGCTTGTTGTCTCGGGTGATGTTTTCTCTCGGTGCCACAGGCTCAATCAGCAACAGCCCCGGCACACGATTGAATTTCAATGTGCCAATCGGCTGCTTGGCAGCACCAACTTCACTGTAGTAGGTATGCATGGCAACACCAACTTCAGTGCCAGCAATCATCTTTCCAATTTCGCTGTTGACTGGAATACGGTACTCAATGGTGTTGGGCTTGAATACCCAGTTGCCAGATACTTCGGCTGGTGTAGTGGTATACAATAAATCGCCCTGTGCATAGCCACGGAATGATCTAGGAGTAGCTGCTTCTAGCAACGGAAATACCTGAGCATACAGAGCAATCAAGTCGGTACGGTCGCCTTTGCGCTGTGACATGATCTGTGCAATCTGTTTGACGCTGGTGGCCAAACCGTTGTAGCCTTTGGCCCCAAAGCCCGACACGTCGGTCAGCACAAACTCTCCAGCTTCATTACGGCCAAACACCACAGCAGGCTTTCCGTCCCACTTAACTGTAGTGGTCTTGGGAGTGTCCTGCGCCACATGGTCGATGATGGCTATGGCATCTGTAATACCACGACTGCCTTTGCGAAACACTAGATCTTCTAGATGTTCAATACCCTTGGCCTTGCCGCCCTGCACGTCAGATTCAACAATCACACTCATGCCTTGGTTTACCACGCGATCCCGCAGTCGTGCTAGAAAACTCACTTCGTCGTAGGCCTGATACAAGGGCTGTTCGCTTTCCATGAACGGCACACCAATCTTGGCAAAGTGTTCACGTGCATCAGCCAGCTTGGCATCACGCTTGGCATCGCCTTCCAGTGCGGCCACAATGGTTTCTACGCTGTGTAGGTCGGCACGAGTGGCTGATTTATTCAACAGCAGTTTGGCAATCTTATCTGGATCATCTGATATGATGGCGTTGGTTGCACGATCAGCAATGCCTGAATTTTGATTCAGCTTGTAACCCATGCTTTTGGCAATGCTGTTCATCAGCACATTACGAGCTGATCCACTGTAAGCACTGTCGCCGGCTGCGCTCAGTACAAACTTGGAGAATGGCACATTGGTCAAAAACATAAAGTCAGTTTGCACATAGCCCAGCTTGGGATTGCCCATGATAGGTGTTTTAAAATGCACACTGATGCCGGACTTTTTAACATAGTCTTCCGGCTTGAATCCGTGGCTTGCGGT